TCATTCCCTGCCCTTTTGCTGTTCACGGCGCCGCATTCTGGCGTCGGCAAAACGGTCAGCGGCCTCCAGCACGGCACGGTCATATTTCTCGGTTGTGCCGATGTTTGAGTGGCCGGCGACCTTCTGCGCATCCGCCAGAGAGGCGTCGGAGGCACGCCCTTCGGTGATGCCGGAGGCCCGCAGATCGCGCGCCCAGAGCTTTGCCGGCAGCCCGGCGGCTTTCCGATCGACGGTCCACCGCTGCCCAAAGATCTTGGCCCGGTACGGAAGCGAGGTCTCCTCAGCGACGATCATCGGCCCCGTTCTGATATCGACCGGCCAGTGCTTCAGCTCCTCCATCACCATCGGCGCCTTCTTCAGCGAATAGGAGATCTCGGCCCCGGAGCTATCCGCAGTTTTCGACGGGACATACCGAAGCACGAGATCGGCATCGATGTCTTCCCAGCGGAGGCCAAACCATTTCAACTCGCGACCGGCATCCAGAACCTCGGAGATGCCTCCCATATCCATCGGCCACCACTGTCCGATGACATCCCACAGACGTAGCGTGGTCTCGAAACACAGAGCATAGACAAGCGCCGATGACGGCCGGCCGGCGACGTGCGCTGCCGCTCGGGCGGCGGTGATCTGTGCCGCCGTGGCGGCTTGTTTCCGGGGCTTCGGTTGCGGCATCGTCTTGCCGGCCTCCATAAGGACGACCTTCAGTTCCGCGCAGCCGGGCAGCCGCAGCATTATGGCGAAGCTCGTCGCCGCGAATAGCACTGCCCGTGCCATTGCGGCGGCGGCGAGATAGCGCCCGTTTTCCGACCAGACGTCATGCCAGTCCATGAGGTCGACGCCACTGATATCGTCGACTCGGACCGTACCGATGTGGCCCTTGAGGCTCCTCAGATAGTGATTGTAGGGCACCAGCGAGCCCGGCCTCAGCTTGTGGTATGGGCTTCGAGGATGTGTCTCATAGATGGAAAGCAGCGATTTGACGGTGCCATCGAATTTCAAGGGATCGGCTCGATACCCGGTTCGCCAAAGCACCATCTCGGCTTGAAGGGAATCGCACTTCGCCCTTAGCATTTCTGGCTGGTCGGCGAGGAACTGAAGGTTCACCGTTTTCGGGACATAGCCTCTCTTGACGTCGTCCTCGTCGGCTACCCAGGTTGGAACCCGCCCCTTGGCGCGCTTCGCCCATTTCAGGCCGGGTGCTTTGATCTGCTCTTCGTCTTCCATTGCCCAGGATCCGCTTTGCCGGGCGGTGCCGTCGCGTTCGACGCATCCGTTCCGAGCCATTTCTCGTAGAACCGGATGACGTGTTTGACCGGCCGTCCGCCGTGAAATTCATCAATAGCCGGGAAACCGGGCTTGTTGGCAAGGGCCGGCAACCGTTCCCGCATCCATTTTTCCGCGTTGTCCCGCCCCACGATGGCCTCCGCGATCTCGATGTCGCTGGCGAACATCGGGAGATCATCGAGCCTCAATGGTGGCGGCGGGATCGCGCGGCGAGACATCTCAGTATCCGTCAAGCCAGAAACGATAGGCCTTCTCGACGTCCCGGAAGGTTTCCGCCTTCAGGGGCTCATGATCGAGATCGGCGCGGCTGGCGACACCACATTGCGCGCGAAGCCATTCCGCGGCGGCGTCGGCAGTCTCGATTCTCGCGTCATACTTCTCCGCCAGGAACTTCCAGAAGCCACGTTCGGCACAGATGATGCCGGCGGTCTGGGCGAGTTTGCCGCCTTTGCGTTCCGGCTTCGCGGGCTCTTCCGGCTGCGGTTCCGCTGGGGTCTCGATCGAGGGAGCCGCCACAACCTCGCGCGCGGCCGGCGCAACAACGTCGATGACGAGCTCCTCGCCCTCGATCCGGATGCGCCAGGCCTCGCAATCGCCGGCGGCTTCGCCGAGGAGGTGCTCAATCGCATCACGGATCGGCCAGGCGTAGCGGTGCACGATTTGCGGGGTCACGATGAGCGCTCCCAGGTTTGAGAATTCTCCGGCAGCCCGAAAAGGCTGTCGCCGAGTTCGCCTATCTTGGCCTCACCGCTCGCTCGGATCGCCTGCACCACGGCGTCGGGGACATCCTGGAACGGCTCGTCGAACCACCACTGCCGGCGGCCGTCGACAATCTGCATGTGCAGTTTCTGGCCGGCGCGGAGGCGGGCGATGACGGCGGCGGCGCTCATTGGTAGCGCCATCGCTTCTTTGGCGGCAGCTTCCTATAGCGACCCGCCTTGATGGCTTCCTGGATGGCGAAGTCATCGACGATGACGACTGTCGCTTCGGTACCGCGAAGCTCCGGACGGGCCATGGCGATGTCGCGGCGGGCCTTCAGCGATCGGAAGTCGGTCTTGCGCTTGCTCATGGGTGGGGCCCCATGACGATGGCGAGATTGGTGATGTTGCTGGCCTCGCGCCGCGACATGTCGGGCGCCGTCGCGCATGCGGCGAGCGCGATCATGGTGATAGCGGCGGCGATGATCTGAGGCTTCATTCAGCAGCCTCTTGATGTATCGGAGGCCAAGCTTCAACAGGAACAACCAATTCGGTGTTGTCGCGGACCCATTCGAGGCCGCGCTGGATGTGGACCCATCCGTTTGGCGCGCAAGGCAGGCCTCTCTTCGCCCAATACGCAGGCATGGGCTGGGACACGCCAATGCGTTTGGCAAAATTTGTTCTCGTTTCAAACTCGGCGGGATTCCGCACACGGGGAGGAAGGTACTTTCTGTTCTCCACCTTCAGCCAATCGAGGCCGTCTTGGACCCGTATCCAGCCGTTGGAAGTAGTCGGCATGCCGGCCGAGATGCTGCGGTAGAGGAGAGTCTTCGAAATCCCTGCGAGTCTGGCAAAATCTGTCTTATTGAGCACTTCGGCTCTATCCGCATCGACAGGAGCGCGTTTGATCGAATTCCAGTTCTCTTTCAGCCAACGAGCGGCATCGTCGATGATCACCATCCCGTCCCGGTCGAGGGGTAAGCCTCTCTTTGCCAACCCCCTGACAGCCGTGCCGGAAATCGAAAACCGCCGTCCGAACTCCGCAAGGCTGATATGACCGATAATCGGCTCCGGAACGGCTTGGTATTTGCGAGCGCTATAATTCGACGCAAGCCAACCCTCACCATCGGCGGTTGCGACATACCTGCCGTCGACAACGGGCAGACCTTTCGCAATCAATCTCCGCAAGCCAGTTCGAGAGATGCCTGCATGCCTCGCAAAGGCGGAAAATGTTTCGCAACCCGGTGGAATAGCGCCGACCTCGATCAATATGCCGTCAAATTGCTCAGCGTATCGCCCGGTCGGATAATCGAATCCGCACTGTGCGCATGTCGCGGCGGGGACGTGAACATGCTTGCAGTTAGGGCATTTTCGTAGCCGCTCAGCTCCGGCGCGGAACGCCTCCACGCGCCTGTTGCGCGCACCTCCTTCAAGCGACCATTGCCAATCAGCGTCAGGCAAGCCGTGCTCGTGGTAGAGCCCGGCATGGTCCATGATCGTTAGAACCTTGCCTGGCACGTATCGCAGCCCGCGACCGATCATCTGAAGATAAAGTTGGAGTGATTTGGTAGGGCGCAGCAGGATGACGGCGTCAACCTCTGGCACGTCGACGCCTTCGGTGAAGACACCATAGCTCGATAGGATTTTGATCTTTCCGGCGACGAGATTCGAGATCGCCTCGTCGCGAACTTCATCGGGCGTGGTGCCGTCGACATGCTGCGCCGCAATGCCTTCTGCTCCGAATTGTTCTACAACCGCCAGACTGGCCGCTACTGACGTGGCAAAGACGAGTGCGCGGCTTGCCGGGATCGCGCGCTTGTAGTGCTCGACAGCATCGCCGATAATCACGGGCGCGCTCATGATCCGTTCAGTGTCGGCCTGAAGGTAGTCGCCAAGCTTGATCCGCGCCGATCTCATATCCGGTTCCGTCGGCGCGAACATGCGGTAAGGTGCTAAGCGCCCCTTATCGATCAGCTGCCGGATCGAGGGGCCAAGTACCATTTCCGGGAACCAAGTCACCAAACCCTTGCCGTCCAAGCGTTCGGGTGTAGCGGTCAGCCCTACGTGCTTGGCCTCCGGGAACCGCGCCAAAAGGCGCGCCCAACTATCGGCTGCGATATGGTGGCATTCGTCCCAAACGACGACCGCAGGCGGGTCGAACTCATCGACGCGGTTGGCAAGCGTCTGGATTGAAGCGATCTTGACCCTGGCCGTGGGATCAAACGCAAAGCCAAGCCTCATCTTCTCAGCATCAGGGGCGATGATGCCGTGACGGATACCGAGTTCTGAGAACGCGCGCGAAGCCTGTCGGATGATCTCGCGTCGATGGCAAATAAACCAAACGACGTGCTTCTGGGCCTCGCGCCGCACAAACTCGGCCGCAGTTACGGTTTTCCCGGAGCCAGTCGGCATCTGGAGCACGACGCGCCTGTGCTCATCCAGCGAGGCGTTGACCTCCTGAAGTGCCTTTCGTTGATAGTCGAATAACTCGACCATCATCGCCATTCCGGAGCGAAAGGTATGTCGTCGTCTAATTCGCTGTTGGAACGGCGACCGGCACCCTGTCCGCCGCCGCCGAAGTCGCTCCCACGATTGCCACCGCTCGATCGGCTTTCCTGACGGCCGCCGCGATCGTCACTGGGATCGTCGCCGCCGTTCTTGGTCTCCAGCATCTGGAGCTCACCGCGAAACTTCTGCAGGACGATTTCGGTGGTGTAGCGATCCGTCCCGGATTGATCCTGCCACTTGCGGGTTTGCAGCTGGCCCTCGACGTAGACCTTCATGCCCTTCTTGAGATATTGCTCGGCGACCTTGGCGATGTTGTCGTTGAATATCACCACGTTATGCCATTCAGTTTTCTCTTTGCGTTCGCCGGAATTCTTGTCCCGCCAGGACTCTGAGGTGGCGATCCGGATGTTGACGACGGGCTCACCGGAGTTGAGCCGGCGGATCTCTGGGTCGGCGCCAAGGTGGCCGATGAGAAGGACTTTGTTTAGTGAACCGGCCATTACGCACCTATCTCCTTGAGAGCTTCTGATTTTGCTTGGTTGAGTTCGGTCATCGCGTCGTGCGACCCGCCCGGGCTGTCGGGGTGACGCTCCTTCGCGAGGGAGCGATATCGGCTTTCGAGGCCTGCCGCTGTGGTCGGCAAGGTGCCGTCGACCTTGAATATCTCGCGCCACGATCGCCGCTTCGGCGCCGGCAACGCGGTGAAGCCCCGGAACGTGGCGCGCACGATGTGCAGCCCGCCGTGACGCATCTCGGTACGGCGAGCCTCGACGATGTGGTGGATCGCCTGCAGGTTGTCCTCGACCTTGGCGTAGCGGTCGACGGCGATGCAGACCTGCATACCATCCCAGACGAACCAGACGGCGACGCCGGGATCGGCTGGACGTTCGACGCCAAGCGTGACGTTCGATGAAATCACAAGGTTGTCGACCTTCTTTCCGCTGTCGCCGGAGAACAGCCCGAGCGAGGAACGCACGTTCTTCAGCGCTGCGGACAGTTCGGTCTTGAACTTCGATGCCACCTTGTTTGGCGTCCTCGGCATCGTGTCGGGCCAGGTCAGCGGGAAGGCTTGGGCATCCATCACATCACCACCGTGATCTTCTCGGCCGCACGGGTCAGGCCGGTGTAAAGCCAGCGGGCGCGGTCGGATTGAAAATTGGCGCTTTCATCGAAGAGGCAGACGGTCTCCCACTGGGAGCCCTGGGCCTTGTGCACGGTCAGCGCGTAGCCGTAGTCGAACTGCTGAGTGCCGTTCAGTTCTTTCCAGGGAATCTCGTTACCGGCGCCCTCGAAGAATTCCTTGCGCACCTTGATCTCGACCGGCTCCGTCGAATCGAAATCGAGCGAGCTGACATGCATCCTGATGCAGTGGTCGTTGAGGTGGCCCTTGCGGCGCTTCAGCAACTCGACGACGCGCCAGAGGCCGCCGTTGAAGATGCCCTTGTTGCGGTCGTTCTTCAGGCAGACCAGCTGATCGCCGGGCTCCGGCATCTTGCTGGCGCGGCCGAGGATCTCGCGCATCCTCGTGTTGTAGGTCGACCTCGTCTTGTTCAAGCCGACGAGGACCTGGCCGGCGTTCATGACGTGGTCCTGGTTGAGCGCGGAGCGTCGGATCACCTCGCTGACGCCATAGCTGCCGTATTCGAGCCGACCGCCCTCTCGGATGGTCGTCGCCATCGCGACGATAGGATTCTCGGCGGCCTGCCGATGGATCTCGGTCAGCATGATGTCGGGATCCGCATTGGTGAAGAAGCCGCCGCCCTTTACTGGCGGAAGCTGCGCCGGATCGCCGAGAACAAGCACAGGAACTCCAAACGACAAGAGATCCTTGCCGATCTCCTCGTCGACCATCGAACACTCGTCGACTACGAAAAGGGCGACATCGGCGAGCTCGTCGACATCCTTGACCACGAATTTCTTGACGCCGGTCTGGTGATTGAAATCGACGTCGTAGATCGAGGCGTGGATCGTCATGGCGTTGCGGCAGCCGTTCTTGCGCATCACCATCGCCGCCTTGCCGGTGTAGGCCATGTACATGACGCCGCCTTTCAGGGCATCGGCGAAGTGGCGGGCCAGCGTCGTCTTGCCGGTGCCGGCGTAGCCGAAGACGCGGAAGACCTGTCGCCGCGCCAAGCCGCTGCCGTACCAGGCGGCGACAGCCTTCAGCGCACCATCTTGCTGTGGCGACCAGATCGGTGCGTCAGCCATGGGTGTCGCCTTCCGGCTTGCGGCGAAGCTGGAAGCCCGTACCGGCCTCTCCTCGGATCGGTGCGCCACCAGCGCGGAGATCCTTGATGTAGCGATGGATGGTCCGTTCGCTGACCTTCAGGTGAGCGGCCAGCTTGGGCGCCGTTGTGACCTCGTGGTCGCCGAGCATGGCGAGAACCTCGCTTGCCTTGGTTGCGCGGTGGTAGGCCATCGTCACCACCTCGGCTCGCCGTCGTCTGTGTCATCCAGTACGGAGACATCCTCGGCGGCATCACCATCGTATCGGTCGGGCGGCGCGATATAACGCGAGGCCGACTGGTAGGGCCGGTTGATGCGCATGACGGTTTCCACGTCCGTCAACGTGATCGAGAAGATCGCCGGGCCGCCGTAACAATGGCTAACCCATCCGGTGACCGACCATGACGTCGGTTTGCCTTCCTCGATCGGGTCGGAGACGAGCGTCGGAACATCGATCCGGCACATCTTGGCGCCGAAACGCTCCTCCTCGCGCATCCGGCCAGCGTGCTTGCGGTGACCGAAGATTTCGACGATCGCCCATTCGAAGCTGTCATCGATCGGTTGGACGGTTTCAGTCTCGGTTTCCATCAGAACGCCTTCCCTATGTCTTTGCGCCACGCATCCGGATCGACGACTTCGACCTGCGGCCGGGCTTGCGGCTGCGGTTGGGGATCGGAGGTCCGCTTCACCCATTCGAGACGCGCGGTGTGGACGACGTCGGCTTTGTCGGGGTCATTCCGCATGTCCGATTTATGCAGGACCCAATCCAAGTAGTCGGTCGGCAGTTCGCCGAACGACAGACCGGCATGCTTGCCGAAGGACATCTTCAGCAGCCGGAGCGGGTTCGCCGAGATCTCGACCATCGTCTCTACGGCCAGCACCCGGAGAAGATCGAGAAGGATGTGCGCTGTCGTCCAACTGTCGGGGCCGGCGCGGTGCACGGGCTCCATCTGCTTGGCGCCGCCGCCAAGCCCGAGCGCGTACCAGATCGCGCCGTTCTTGTGGCTTTCGAGGTTCGGATAGGTTTCCTTCGCGCATTTGAACGTGCAGATGCCCGGCTTCCCGGTCTTCAATAGCGGCGCGTCATAGGACAGGTTGTGACAGCAGATGTAGTCCGGACCGGGAGAGATCAGCGCGCGAGCGTGATCCGGAGGCATACCGCTGGCGGCTTCTTCGTCGGTGATGTGGTGCGCCGCACGCGCGCCGGGCGTGATCGGTATCCCCGGGTTGACGAGGCGGGAATGCGGTCCGCTCTCGATCGCCCAGCCGGTGGGAAAGAATCGGACGTCGGTCCAGCCGATCTCGACGAGCTCCTTCGGATCGGTGAGACCCGTAGTCTCCGTGTCGACGACGCGGATGAGGGTGAGCGGAGCGGTCATCGCGCGCTATACCTGTCCATGTCGTAGTCGGTTTCTTCGGTCGTCTTCTGCGGCGGCGCCTCGCGGGCGACCTCGATCCTCACGCCGCTGTCGACCACGATGACTTTGTGGCCGGCGAAGATGCTCGCAACGGTCTGCTGAATTCGGGCATGCGCCTCGCGGGTGATCGCATGCGGGCATGTGACGATCAGAACATCGCCCGGCTCCAACCTGACGTGGCCGATCTCGCCGATGATCTGAAGCGCTTCGCCGGTCATCACCCGATCGCCTTCTCGACGTAGGTAATGGCGTCGCCGACGGTCAGAAACTTCTCGGCGTCCTCATCGCGGATCTGAATATCGAACTCCTCTTCCCATGCGAGCATCAGTTCGACTGTGTCGAGGCTATCGGCGCCGAGGTCATCCCAGCTTGCCTGATCAATCACCTTGTCGGCTTCGACACAGAGATGATTGGCGATGATCTTCTTCACGCGGTCTGCGATGGTCATTGGTCGGTTCCTCGGGGTTTCAGAATGGGAGCGGGTCGGTGTCATCCACAGTCACCGGCTCGGGCGCCGCTGGGATTTCCATTTCGTCGGCGACGGCAGGTGCCGGAGGTTCGACGGATGCTGGATCGGGCGGATCGACGCGATTGACGCAGGCGACGGGCCAACTGACGCGGCCGCTGCCATATTCGGTTGCGAGCTTCACCCAGCAATAGCCGTCGATGATCGCCAGCACTTCGCCCACTTCGCCGGCATTGTACCCATCGGCGGGGTAGGCCACACGGTCGCCGACTTCGATGATCGGACGGACCATCTTGATGTCAGACACGCTCGCGAAGGCATCGCTGAATGACCCGATGCGAACCTTGATCTTGCCTTCATGCTCGAAGCCGCTGTCGATTGTGCCTTCGATGGTGACGACATCGCCTTTACGAAACTTTCCCATCAAACTGTCTTCTCTGTGGTTGATATGGGCTCCGGCGCCACAACTTGCGCCGCAAACCCGATCACGGCGGTCGCCAGCGCGCGCAGCGAGTGGCTGTCAGTCACCGCATGGGGATCACCCTCAATGACGGCCCGGGCGATATCGGTGGCGCCAGCAAAGTTGAGCGGCCCTACTATGGCCTTGCCGGCGGCATCGACGAGCATGACGTCGCCGACATTGAACCGCTGATCGACGGGATCGCCGACCTTGCTCGGCACCTTCCGGGTGCCGGGTCGCGTCACCGTGACGACCTTGCGGCCGTTCGCGAATTTAGCGACATCCGCGGCGTGGATCTCGACGCTCATGCCCGGATGTCCGTATGGACGTGGACGATGGGCTTCTCAACGGCTGGGGCAGCGCGCGGCACCAACCGCCCGATCTTGGCCGGCGGTGATGCGGCGACATCCTTGCCTCCCTCAATGATGGCGCCGGCAGATTCGAACGCGGTAAGCGCAACGCGGGTCTGCCGCAACCGTTCGGTCAGCTCGGCGATCTCGCGTTCCAACGCGACCTCGTCGGCCCTGAAGCGATCTAGCATGTTGGTGACCGAGTTCGCGCTGCGGTCGAGAAGCGAGCCGGTCAGCGTGTCGGGCTTCAGGTCGGCCTCGGTGAGATCGTCCTGCCGTTTGGTTTTGCGAAGCAACCACATGGATTAATCCTCCTCGACCGAGCCGGACTCCGGCGCCTCGGCGTCTTCCTCGGCGACGAAGCCGTCGAGCCAGGCCTGCCTTTCGGCCTCCCTGCCTTCCGCCTTGAAGTCGACCGGGATCGCCTTCTTCGACATGTTGCGGCGGTAGGCGGCGCGACCCATGCGGGTCGCCTTCGCGATGGGATCGCCGTCGTCCGGCTGGGATTGGGCTTGGGAGGTGCCGGACGACGGCTGGGTTCCGGCGGCGGCCTTGGGGGTGGCCTTGCCGCCGGATTGCTCGGAGCCCGCCGGGGGAGCGGCATCCGATTTCAGGGCCGCTTTGTCGGCGGTGGGTTTCTTGTCGGTGGCATCGCCGGCGAGCTGGTCAAGCTTGCCCCTCAGACCGGCGGGTTGGTCACCGTTCTTCTTCACGGCCGGGAAGACCTCATCGACGTCGGTCTCCTTGCTTTTGACACCCTGGTACATCGCGTAGAGATCGGCGAGTTCATCGAGGCCGATCTCTTCGAGGCCGGCGACGCCGACCGCGGCGAAGACACGCTCCGGGGCGACACCGATGCCGGCGAGCGCCTTCATCGCTTCCTCGCGGCGCTCCAGCAGCGTGGTAACGTCGCCACGGATGACTTTTTCGGCATGCTCGAACGCCTGCCGCCAGACCGCTTTCGGAACACCTTTCAGGATGGCTTCGCGCATGCCGATCGAGGCCGCCGCGTTGCCCGCCGTCATGATCATGTCCTGGGAGTATAGACCGCCATCGCGCTTCGAGATGTTCTTGCGTGTTCTCGCCGTCCGCTTCAGCCCGGTTTCGAGATCATGGAAGATGCCTTCGGATTCGACATACTTCTCGATCTTGTCGACGTGGACGACGCGGGAGGCGCAGTGGCAGTTCCCCCATTGTGACGCGATGATCTCGGCGAGGCGGATTGAGGGTCCACGGATCGTCTTGCCGTCACGCGGCACCGCGTAGACGCATTCCTTGGCGGTCTGCTCGTCGAGCATGACGAGCTCGGTGATGTTGCGCATGACGTTGGCGACGGAGCGCGGGAACGCCCTCGCCGTGATGACGTCCTGGTTGAGCTCCGCCATCGCGAGTTGGACGGCGAGGCTCTGGTTGCCCCCCATGCCTGGTGGCAGCGGGGTGAGTTCGCCGGTGCTGCGGTCGACGGTCTCGACGGCTTTCGATTGGGTGTTCATCGTGTCGGTCTCCTGTTTGCCGCCGGCGGTCAGCCGCGGAATGAGGTCTTGGTGTCTTCGAAGATTTCGACGCCGGGCAACGCCACGGTGTTCTTGTTCTTCGCCACGAACGCCCGGAGGAACTTGTCGAGGTCGTCGAGCGACATGTAAGGCCGCAGCTTTTCGAGCGGGATCTTCGAGGCGTCGGTGATGCGGTGCTTCCATTTGGCCGTTGCCGATACCGTTCCGGCAGAGGTGCGCGTCGGACCGCTGCCTGCCGTGATCGCCTCGTTGACGAGGACGGCGGCGCGGTTCTCCGCGTCGGCAGCTTCCTGCATGAGGACGTCGCCGAGCACGCTATGGCTTGATGCGGCGGCCTCCTCGAGCTTGCGTTTCGCCTCTTCCTGGGCGAGGCGTGCGACCTCGGCGGCCGCGATCCTCGCCTCCTCGCGCTTCTTGTCGTTGTACTTGCCGACGATCGTCTCGAAGGCGCTCTGGATGGTCTCCGGCCGCATCGTGACGGTATCGAAGAACCGGTTTGTTTCGGTGACTTCATCGCGCAACGGCTTCGTCGTCGCCAGCTTGGTTTCGCCGAGCCGCTTCGCAAGCTTCCGCGCCTCGATGCCCAAGGCGATGAGGCCATCACGCTCGTTGTCGTTGGCGATCGTCCCGTCGGTCAGCGCATTCTTGGCGGCAGTGGCGCGCTTCGCGAGATCCTCGACCTCATCAAGCACCGGCTTGAAGCGGTCGCGAAGGATGTCGGCTGTTGTCGCCAGATTGTGGCCGGGGCCAACGATTGGTGGGGCGTCAGAAACTTGCATCGAGATCTCTCCGTGGTTTGACGCGCAGCACGCGCGATTGCGATCCCGACCGGAATGTGGTCCGCGCGGAAACCTCCCAGTTGGCGGTCAGGCCGATCTCGGCGTTGCCGAGGGCGTGAATGATGTGGGGACGCAGTTGGTCGACAACGGCCTTCGCGCCGGCGGCTTCAACTCGGGCGCGGTCAAATTGATGGACCAGCGCGTCAAGCTCGGTGCTCGCGGTGAGATCGCGCTTCTCCGGCATGCTGTCGCGGTAGACGTCCATCACGACTTCACCATCGCGCTGCCAGTCCGGGGAAGGCTCCTCGCCGCTTGCCACCATCGTCCAGAACTCGTCGACCTTGGTAATGAGGCGGTTCCAAAGCCGGAGATGGATCGGGATATCGATGATGTGCAGCTGGAAGGTGCCACGCCAGGTGATCACGACGAGGGCGACGCATGCCCATGCGCAGCCGGTCAGCTGGGCTTCGCAAATTGCTTGAATTGCAATCCAGGTAGGCGGCACGACCTCACCGGTATCGGCGTCGAGCCAGAATTCCTTGAAGGCGTCTTCCGAGGCGGACTTGATCTGGCAGTTGCCGGTCCCGGCGCGATCGGGCCTGTCGACAAAGGCATCGGGGGTGGCGCCGATGCGACGGGCGGGATCGCGGAAATAGGCGCGGTCGTTCTCATAGGTGACCTCCCACTCTGGGAACCGCTTCCGGATCATGACGACAACAACGGGCTCCATCAGGTTGCCGCGTTCCATCGCCTCGGTTTCTTCGTCGTCGGGGGGAAGGCGGCCGGTCTTTTCCGCCCAGAGCGAGTATGGGGTTGTGTAGGGGTGTGCGCCGAGGACGGCGGCCGCGACGGAGGCGGTGACATCCTGCTGCCGGGCGGCAAGCCAGGCTGTCCTGTCGGCGGGTCTGATGATTTGGATGGTCACGGCGCCATCGCCGCCTTGAGAGCTGCGTCGCAGGAATCGGCGATAGACTTTGCCAGATCTGTGGCGCCGTTGCCGTACTGGTAGGAGCGCAGGGCGTTGGAGGCGGCCAGCAGCGCGGTTCTGAGAACTACGATCTTCCTGTCCTGCTCGATCGACAACTCGATCTGGCGATACTGGCTGCTTGCCCACCAGCCTTTGCCGGCGTTGCGGGCGTCCTGCAGGATGTCGAAGAACAGGGCGGCCTTCTTGACCTCGTCCGCCGTCGGCTGATCGGCGCATGCGGAACAGAGGTCGGGCTGGACCCAATGGCAGGCGACGCCGTCGGTGACGCAGGCGCGGTCCTGGGTGCAGCCACATTCGCGGCAGGCTTGCGGGCCGGGCATCATCTTGACCTCCTGGGCCGGTGCTCGTAACGGACCTCGAACCCGGAGCGCACGGGCGCCGGACGCCAATGACCGAGCGTGACGGCCAGAGCGAGGAACGCGGCGGTGACGGCGCCGAGGCCGAGGATGGCGATCATTCTGCGGCCTCCGCAGGCTTCACCGCCTCGCGGTAGCCGAGCTGGACCTCGAAGGTCTTCACCAGTTCGGCGATCTGGGCCTCGCGCTTCAGGCCCATGCGTCGGGCCCAGTTCATGACGTCGAACGAGTCGACGGCGAGCGCCTGCAGCTGCTCGGCGGTGAGACGTGGCGTGCTCATGGCAGCACCATCCAGACCGCAACGATGATCAGCGTCGCCGCGATCAGGGCAATCCACTTCACCGGTGGTGGCAGCAGCAACGGGCCGATCGTGTCGTCATCGAAGTCCGACAGATCAAGGCCCGGGAAATCGTCGTGGTGAAGGAATGAGATCGCGAGCTCGTCATCGAGCGCGTAGTCGAGCGGTGGGGCCGTCATCGTGGTGCGGCCGTTGCGCCGCTCCATTTCCTCGACGAACCTCGCCGACGAGATCACACCGGCGTCAGCCCAGGCGCGAAGCATGTTCTCCGGGGTGTCCTTGATGTCAGTCATCAGAACGATTCCTCCAAACGAGCGATCTGGGCCTTGAGGTCGTCGACGCGCCGCTGCGCGGTTCCCATCTCGGCCTGCCGCCGCTTGAAGTCGTCGATCATGTCGGCGCAGACGAGGTCGCGTTCGGCGCGGGAGAGTTCACTGCGGAGGTCGTCGAGAGTGGGGACGAGGGATGGCGTGTTCATTTCACGGCCACCTTGCCAGCGTGGGTGCGCTCGTAATGGCCGCGCCCCTCCCCGTGGTTTGGATACCAGTTGCCGTAACCACCATGCCCGCGCCGGACAGGGCCGTATGCGGCCTCCCATCTGGCCGTTCGCGTCCCAGGCACCACGGCCTGCCGGCAACGCGGACAGACCTGCTGATCGTCACAAATTGCGACTTCGCAACAGGTGGTGAACAGCGTGCTGTTCGTTGGGCTATCGAGGAAGACGGTTGCCATCGGTCAGCCCCAGGCCTTGGAGATGGCTGCGCGGACGGCCACCAGCGAACGCAGTTCGACCTGAACCTCGGGAGCCCAGCCATCGATGCTCGAACCGGGCACATAGCCGCGAGCCTTCAAGGTGCCGGCGAGCGCGTCGGACGCTACATGCAGGGCCGCCAGCATCTCCGGCGCGGCGTCGATCAGCCGGAAGTTGGCCTTCGCTTCGGCGACGTCAGGGACGCGGAAGCTATCGGGGTCACTGGCGAAACCGGTAGGCTTTGAAGCGACGATGGTGTTGCCGGCGCCGAAGGTGCGCACGCCAAGCTCGCCGAGGCTGTTGAACGAATTCCATGGGGCCGGTGTGTGCTTGGGCGCTGGCATCAGGATGTCTCCCTTTGCCGAAACCTATGCGGTAAAATAACCGACCGTCAAGCCTATTTCGGTAATTTGACCGGATTTCTTTTAATCCGTCATCGCTCGGAACGCAGCCTCGCGCGGAATTGATAACCTTGAATCGTAGAGCGCCGACACAGTGATTGCACCAGCAATCACACTGAATCGCTGCGGGACACGGAAACGGTGAATCGTAGAGTTCTACGTCTAAGGTTTAGATATAATCTCCAACCGAGCGCGTGAGAGCGCGGGCGGGTAGACCGCCCGCTCGGCGCTTGTCAATACGGCTGTTTTCAATCTCGGAAGGTCGAAAAGGTAGAGCTGGAATTACTTCCGCGGTTGGCGCTTGCGTGGGGTTTTCGCGAGGTCTCGCACGACCGAGGTGATCGCCTCCGTGAGATCGGATCGTTCTGCCTCGCTCATCTGGCCCAAGATCGGCCGAATCGTTTCGGCCAGCTTCGCCAGCACGTCGGCCTCGAACGATCGCTGCAGTCTCTCGTTGATCTCCCTGTTCAGGCTCCGCGAGCCGCGCACGCCCTCGAGCTTCTCTTTCAAGCCAGGGAAGAAGCGGATGTGGAAGCTGGGCGGCTCGGGATCGGACATGCCCACTTTATGGCCGATGGCACCTTGCGCCGAAATGGTTCCAGAATTGACCCAGAAAAGGGCAAAACTGGTACTACTTGTCCCCGCTATTCACAGGCGGATTATTACAGTTGGATATTTCCTGTTAAGAGCAGCCAAATGGTTCTATTCGTACATTCGTCCTAAAACGGGACACTACACAAAGCATTGTGGGGTGCTGGCAACAAACAAGAACAAGAAAGGGGCTAGGGAGAGAAAGTGGCAACGGCAGAGAAGGCTTTCGAGCCGAGCAGACGTGCAGTGCTTTCAGGAATGTTTGTTGCGGCTGCAGTCGTGCCGATTTCAGCAGAGCCAGCTCCTATCGATCCGCACGCGGCGGTAAAGCGAGATGCCGCAGCTCTTGCTGCTTCAATGCATGCTCTTCACGGTGGAGAGTGGGCTGTCCAGATCAGCCACGAACTGCACTACGCAGCGGTTTCTCGCCGCTGCTGATTACTCATCTGGAAGTTTGCGAAATCCACTATGCGCTCCTGGATCTCGGTCGGGAACGCAGATGCCTCGATCAGCACCATCCTGAGCTTTTCGTTCGGCATCTGCTCGGGGCCAGAACCGTCGATAAGCCAACCCGCTGTGGTCTGCAGCACCGGCGCCAGCTTTGCCAGTGTGGTGCTGGACACCCCGGCATCCTCCTTGCCACTCCCGATTCTGCGGCGGGTATTGCGGATACCGTCGACGCCGAGCCCAGCCATCTTCGCAGCCTGGGACTCGTTCAAGCCGAGTTCCTGCAACCTCCGATCTATCCTTGCGAGTATGTCTTTTAGCATGCCGGTATTTTGACCGAGCAGCCTCGCTTTTGCATTCGGTAAGATAACCATTGACAATGCCGGTTTTTTAACCGATCCATATTGCATGTTCGAAATTAAGCACCTGCTCTCCATCGTCGATGCCTACCGCGCCGCAACTGGCGTCGAGGATAAAACTGTGAGCAGCCGGGTCTTCAACGATGGCAAGAAGATCGACGCGCTCCGCGCCGGAGGCGATCTCACCACCGAACGCTACAACGCCGCGGTCTGGTGGTTCTCGACGAACTGGCCTGTCGGCGCGGAATGGCCTGAAGGTATCTCGCGCCCCGTGGTGGAGGTCACCACCGAATGACCGGACACATCTACGCCATCGAATGCGCAGGTCACGTCAAGCTCGGCTATTCCGAAAATCCGGAACGACGCCTGAACAAGATCGCGGCCGACACGCCCTTCCCGTGCGACCTGCTTGGCTACTGGCCGGGCACCAAGGCGGATGAACTGGACATTCACCAGAAGTTCCAATCGACCAGAGCGCGCGGAGAATGGTTCGTCGCAACCGAAGAACTCCTGTCGTTCGTCTCGCAGCATGTAGTGCCTGCCCATCGAGGTAGGCGGTTCGCAGTCCTGGATACCGATTCGCCCTTAGCCGCATGGCGCAAGCGCGCAGGTATGAAACAGCAGGAGCTTGCCGGGCTGCTATGCGTCAACACCTCATTCATCTCCATGTTGGAAGCCGGCGAGACTGGAGCGTCGCTCGATACAGCGACGAAGATCAGCAAGCTTTCCGAAGGCGCCGTGCCGTTTGACAGCCTGGTTAAGCGGCAGGTCACCCGGTGATGTCAGCGCAGCCCAAAGACCTCCGCCAGTCGCGCCAGCAGGCCGGGCCGCAGAGCTTTGAGCAGCTGCTCGGTCTCGATCTCCGTCTCGAGATGGGCGACCCGCTTCTGCAGCTCTTTGATGACCGTCTCCAGGTCCATTTTCCTACCCCGATAAGCTTGCGGCTCCGCGCTTTCGCCGGAGCCGCCCTTGATTTGATTTCGCGTGTCGCCCTGTCGCGCGATTGCCGGCGCACCCCAACCCACGCCGGCTTGGTGGCCCTGTCTGTCCTGTTTGGCATGGGCCACCGCTTTTTTGTCTCCGCCCGGGCATTGCTCGCATCTCCGTGTTCCGTCGCTGGAAATGGAGATAGCAGCCATGCGAAACGCGGACTTGGAAACTTCGAGCGCGAGCTTGGAAAATCTTACCAAGGCCCACAGCGGGCCGACGGTGGGCGGTGGCGGAATGTCTAGAGTAGCCATCGCCTTTTCTCCCGACGACCGGGCACCACGCGATGTCATCCGCGCCGTCGGCGAGCTGCTGCTCCCGAAGACCCCGGCTCGGCTGCAGTACGGCAAGATCTACTCGGAGCTGTGCAAGCGCGTCCCGACGACATTTGCCCGCAAGGTGACACCTCGTCGTGTCCGGGCGATCTACAACGATGACGCTCGCCGCGTCGAATGGTACGAGATGAAGGCGCTGCTCGAGATCGAGGCGCTGGAGGAGGCACGACGTGCAAGGCTCGAACTCGCCGCCACGGCTAACCGTCTGGCAGCGCTTATTGCCGCTGAGGACGCGGCTCTGGATGGCGAAGAACGTCGCGAATTGGGGCGACTCGCTGGCGCACTGGATCGCGCCGGAATCAAAGCCGATGGCGGAGTCGCCCGGTGACGATCCTTCCAGACTGGACGACGATCCCACGGGTTGAACTCGACCGCCTGCTCGTCGGCTATTGCGAGGAAGGTCTCACCGCCTCGGCGATCGCCAAGAAATTCCTGAATGCCAGCCGGTCGGCGGTAATAGGCCGCGTCCATCGTAAAAAGCTCTCTCTCGGCAACGGCCAGCCACGCAAGGGTATGACCGGTCGGCGCAAGGCCGACGCGGACCCCGCACCAAAGGTAGCAAAGGCCAAGCCGGTCCGCGCCTCCAAGCTCGTCCAGCAGACCAGTTCATGGCGCGGCGCCAACAATCCGCCGGCATCGGATTTCAAGGCTCGCGCGGAACAGCGCGCGAAGTCGCCCGGTCTCCCCGCCCACCTCCTCACCGGTGAGCCGCGTCGCTCAGCTATCGATCTGTCGATCGTGCCGGTATCGCGCAAGCTCGCGCTCACCGAGCTGACGGAACAAACCTGCAAATGGCCGAACGGCGACCCCCAGGCCGAGGACTTCGGGTTCTGTGGGAACGATGCCGCCGAGACCGGACCCTACTGCCGGTATCACGCCCGCCTCGCCTCCGCACCACCCATCCATCGTTTGAGCGTCCCCAGGGACGCCTGACCCCAGCCAGAAGGAAACCGGCATGACGAAAGTGCATGAGCGCCCGAACCGCGCATCCCCATCCGAGGCGGGTTCCTTCGTCGAGGAGTTCGACCGCCTCGAACAGGAGCGCGAGGAGAAGCTCCGCGTTCTCGACGCCGAGTTCAAGGTGAAGAAGCGGGCGATCCAGAAGGCGACCGACGCCGACCAGAAAGAGATCCTCGGCGACGCCAAAAAGCATGGCGTCAACAAGGGCGTCATCCGGGCGATCGTCGATGCCCAGAAGCTGAAGCGCAAAGCCGAAGCCATGATCGAGCGCGCCGACGGCAAGGTCGACGGTCTGGAATCGGATGATCGCGACTTTGCTACGGACATTCGCACGGCGCTGGGAAGCAACTTTGCCAGTTTTGGGCTGGGTGCGGCGGCCGTCAGCCGCGAAGAGAGCGACGATGACCAGGACGAGACGACAACCGCTGTTGTCGACGCCGTTAAGGGCTCCGTCAGCCAAGAAGAATGGGACGCTGCAGCCAAGGCGCAGCACTGAATTTCCAATCGTAAAGACCTGTGGCCGCCATTGCGGCCGGCTCACCTTGTGGTTCAGATCAGATGAAGCGCATCGACTTATCAGGTCAGCAGTTCGGCCAGCTTCGCGTGCTTGGCCCGGCGAGCATGGTCAACAAGCATCTTCGTTGGAATTGTATCTGCGCATGCGGGGCAGAATGCCAGGTCAGCGGCGAAGGGCTCCGCAAGGGCATCGCTATTTCATGCGGATGCAACCAACGGAAGGGTCGCGGCAACACCACTCACGGGCTGAACACCGGCGGGACACATCCGCTAGCCGGGACGTGGAGCGGTATCCAGCAGCGCTGCTTCAATCCAAATGCTCAGCGCTACAATCGGTATGGAGGGCGCGGCATCACAGTCTGCGACCGCTGGCTGAATGGCGCCGACGGCAAGCCTGGCTTCCAATGCTTCGTAGAAGACATGGGGCCGAAGCCGACACCGGAGCACTCGATCGAGCGCAAGGACAAAGACGGCAACTATGAACCCGGTAACTGCCATTGGGCTTTAGATGTAGAGCAGGCCAGGAATCGGCGCACGACGGTCGAGGTTGATCTCGACGGCGAGCGCGTCTCGCTAGCTGAATATTGTGAGCGCAAAGGCCTCACCTACAAGATAGTGCACCAGCGGCTGTCGCGCGGCTGGTCGCTGGAGAAGGCTTCCTCCCCCATTGTGTCGCCGGCTCAGCGCCCAAGGGCCGAGGCCCGCGCATGAGCCCGCCCCGCGTCCTCTTCGTCGACGGCGGCTCCCGCTTCGGTTGGTGCTACGGCCCTGTTGGTAGCATCCCGATATCGGGAAGCGACTTCTTCGCCAAAAAAGCGAAGGTGGCGTCGCACCAGATGATCTATTGCGGTGCCCAGCGCTGGCTTCAGGAGTTCATCGCGCAGCATCCCGTCGATGTCTTCGCCGTCGAGCAGCCCGTTCCGGATTCGCATCTCAAGCGCCAGACGAACGCCGCTACCAGCCATCTGAAGTACGGCGTGATCGCCTGTCTATTCGCGATGGCCGGCCACCACCGCATCTATCGGCCGGTTGAAATGCCGATCTCGACAATCCGATCCAAGTTCATCGGACGCGGGAACCTCAAGGGCGAGATCGCGAAACCACAGATCCTTCAAAAGTGTCTCGCGCTCGGCTGGATACCGCACGACGCCGAAGACCTCTCCTTCGACAGGTCCGATGCCGTGGCCGGCTGGTACGCCACCTGCCTCTACGCAGCGCCGGCAATCGCTCAACCTGTTGACGATTTGTGGGTGGCCTCAGAGCGCCGCAAGCGCGAGGCCGAAGAACTCAGCCGCCGATATCAACCCGCACCCGTACCGGAAAGGTTCTGAGATGGACTACCACCTCGGGCAACTCGTCGCCTGCGTCGATGGGAATTGGCAGTACAACATGCCTGGGCAAAACCCGGACGGGGTGACGCTACCCCGCAAAGGGCAAGTCTACCGAATCCGGTCGAGGGTGTTCCTGCAGTCGTACTTATTCCTCCTCTTCGACGAGATCCACAACTCGGAACTGCCGAGCCCGACCGGGCCATTTGAGCCGGTCTTCGACGCCCGCTCCTTCCTACCACTCGATCCGAAGCGGCTCGACGTCTTCCGCCAGCAGCATGCGCCGGTCGATCGGGTGCCAGCATGAGCGCGCGCCCAGCCAACGGCCGGATGCGCGGCAACCATTCGCTCAGCCTGGCCATGGCGATCGCGGTGCTGGTTGCCTCGGTCGCGTTCATCATCTTCGTGATGTGCGGTGGTGCCCGCGCACATGACGCGCCAACGGGCTGGCAATACGATGCGGCATGCTGCTCCGGAATGGATTGCCAACAGGCGCCGGCCAATGACGTGAAGGAGACACCGGCCGGCTACAAGCTTTCGACCGGCGAACTGATCCCTTACGGCGATCACCGGATCCACCGATCCAAGGATGAATTCTACCACGAGTGCAAGCCGGCCGGCGATATGTCGTCGCCGCATTCGTTCTGCCTCTACGTACCAGACCGGGGATTCTGATGAGCACCGCCGCGCGCGCCATCGAACTCCTCTCTTACTTCACAGGCCTCGGGCCAGTAGGCCAGCCCGTTGCGCTACGTCGCGTCGAGGTGCTGGCCGATCTCGGGCTTGATCACAACACCTACAACGTCTGCCTGAACCAGCTGATCGCCGGCCGGTTCGTCCGTCGTATCGCCGCCAAGACCGTTGTTGTCCTGCGCCGGCCGGAGGAATTCGCATGAGCAGGCACGAGGTCTTCGGGAACCACGGCCTCCGCGATCGCATCGAGATCCTGGAGGAGGAAAACCGCCAGCTGAAAGCGACGATCGCCAAGCTCAGTGGTCTGGATATCGCCCAGACCGCCCGGTTGGCTTTCGATCTCACCGAAGCGGAGTCGCTGATCTTCGCCCTGCTCGTCCACTGCGGCGTCGGTACCTACGGCCAAATCCAGGCCGCGATCTACACCTTCGACCAGCTTGATACGATCAGCGACATCGGAGAATCGATTCGGTCCCACATCAAGCGGATCCGCAAGAAGCTTCGGCCGCACGGATTGAACTTCACGACGGTCTACGCCTTCGGCTTCGAGATGGATGAAGCATGCCGCGCGAAGGCGCGGGCGTTGCTCAATGCGAGGGCGGCCTGATGCGTGTCGTCGTCTCCGCCCCATCCCGCGAGATCGAGAGCGCGCTGCGCGCCGCGGCCGAGGACGCCGGCTTCGAGAGCGCTGGCGAGCCACTCCCGCAGGATTTGTGCAGCGCGCTCTTCCGTGACCCCGAGGCGGTCGGCGTCATCAGGGCGGCGAACAGCGGCTTCGCCGCAATGGCCTGCCGCGACTTCCGTCGCGCCGACGTGAAAAACATCCTGTTCGTCCTGCTCGACGCCGATGAGTGCACCTCCCTCGCCGCCTCAACGATCCTCCGCTGCGGCGCCGATGATGTCCAGCCCGCGCCGATCCATAGCGACGAGTTCATCGCGCGCCTGAAGGCGCTGGTGCGGCGCGGCACCTACAACGACCACCTCTTCATCAAGATGCCGGGCTGCATCTATGACGCCGACACCGGCCTTGTCGAAGCCGGCGACAGGAAGAGCCGGCTGGCACCGGCGGAGGCGAAGCTGCTCACCACGCTGGCACTCGACCCCGGCAAGGTGTTTTCCAAAGCCGACCTGATGGATCACATTTACGGCGGTGAGGACGAGCCGGAGCAGAAGATCATCGACGTCTTCGTCTGCAAGCTCCGCCACAAGCTGCTCGAGATGAATGATGGCCTCGATGTCGTCCGCACCGTCTGGGGTCGCGGCTATCAGTTCGAACCGAAGGGCTTCGAGCCGGTGTTCCGGCACCGCGTGAGGGTGCCGCGATGAGCCTCCCCGATTGCGTCGTATGCGACGGCCGCCGCTTCAACGACGAACGCGGTATCCCGTTCTGTGAGCGGTGCGAGCCGCTCTTCGCGGCGCATGTCGTCTCGATGCAGACCGACCCGAAAACTGGTGAAGCCCTCGCGGTCTGCCCCTGCGGCTGGACCAGCCGTCACCCATGGTCGAAGCAAGGCCGCCAGGACCGGGATGAGACCGTGGTCGAGCACTGGCGGTCGGTTCCACGGGGGCGGCCATGACGCGCGCCATCAGAGACATCCTGGCCGAGTGCATGCGCCGTGAGCGCTACGGATTGATTCGGCCATTGTGGTCCGATCTAGCCGGCGTCGACGATGCCGCCGCCGAAGAGGTTCGCCGCCGCGCCGACCATCTCATGCGCATCCTGTCCGACGCCGGCGTCCAGCTTGTGCAGACCGGCGAGCCCGCCCCGGTTGCGGCGCCGACGTCACCAACCATCGTTGCCAACCAGGTCTACGCGCAGCCCGATACCATGCGCGAGGTCCGCGTCGAAGAACGCGGCTTCTCGATCGTCGCCGTCAAAGCGGGCCAGTCCACAATTGAGCAGGCCTTCACACTCAATGATGTGATAGTCAACGCCGGCCTGGTGCTAACCGGCGATCCCGCCGCTAAGGCGATCAAGGATCTAGGCAAGCAGCTCGCCGCGGCCGTCGAAATCTATCGCCTCAACGCCGCCGGCATGGGTGGCGGCAAATGACGGGCTCACTCTCCACCGCCAGCCGCCAGCTCGAGGAGCTCATCGACAGCACCTCGGACTGGGCCGCCGAACTCCTCCGCCGCACCGCTGACGACATGGCCGGCGCGCTCGATCTCGCAGCGATGCGCGACGTCGAGAGTGCGACGGAATGGCGAAATCCCACAGCCGACAGGAGATTTCAAACATGAAGAACCGCATCACCGACCTCAACGACCATCTCTTCGCGCAGATCGAGCGATTGTCCGCAGAAGGTCTCTCCAAGGAGCAGCTGGAAGCGGAGGTCCAACGCACCGATGCCATGGTCAAAGTCGCCGACATGATCGTCGATAACGCCCGCCTCGGTATCCAGGCGGCAACGCTGGTGGCGAACCACGGCGACCGCTTCCGCAAGGATCTCCCGATGCTCTCCGCGCCGAAGGAGATCGAGGGCAAATGAAAGGCCGGCAGATCCGATATAGCGACGAGGAGCTTTCGTTCATCGAGTGGCGGCAGGCGATGAGCCGTCGCGCGCTGCACGCCGCTTTTGTCGCTCAGTTCGGACGCGCCGACATCAGACTTGAAGACATCAAGGCTCTTTGCTCACGCAGGAAATGGAACACCGGGCGCACTGGCGGCTTCGAAAAGGGATCGGTCCCGTTCAACAAGGGGAAACCTCACCCCGCGCGTGGCAGAGCAGTTGAGACGCAGTTCAAAAAGGGAAGCATGACCGGCGCGGCGGCCGCCAAATACAAGCCGATCGGGACCGAGCGCTTCAACAAGGATGGATACCTCGAGCGCAAGATTCATGACGGCATGCCACTGCAATCGCGCTGGCGGCTGGTGCACATCCTCCGTTGGGAAGAGTTGAACGGTTCGCTGCCAGAAGGCTCGGTTCTCAAATCTCTGGACGGCAATCGCCTCAACACGGAGCCGTCGAACTGGCGAGCGATACCGCGCGCGCTGCTCCCGCGCCTCGGCGGTCGCTACGGTCGCGGATATGACCACGCACCATCCGCCCTCAAGCCCACGATCCTTGCGATCGCCGAGCTGGAGCATGCCGCTCGGGAGCGCGCACCATGAGGGGCGTCCGCATCTCCTACACCGCCGCCGAGATGGCATGGCTTGAAGCCAACCGGATGATGGTGATCAGCGACTATCATCGCGCCTTCCAAGCCGAGTTCGGCCGGCCAGATGTGTTGCAAATAAACCTTCACGGCCTCCGCAAGCGGCTAGGCTGGAAGGTCGGTCCGACAAAGGGCCGGACCAAGGGCCGTCGCCTGAAATATACAGCCGCCGAGATCGGATGGCTGCGCGACAACTCCACGATGGAAATCAACGAGTGGTGCCGCGCCTTCCAGGTGGCGTTCGGCCGGCACGATGTGACGCCTTCGAAGCTGCATGCTCTGCGCAAGCGTGAGGGATGGAAGACAGGCAGGACCGGCCAGTTCGACAAAGGCGTCGCACCGTGGAGCAAAGGCAAGAAGCTGCCGTTCAACCCGAATAGTGCGGTGACCCAATTCAAAAAGGGGTTGAAGCCTCACAACCGGCGTGGCCCTGGCCACGAATCGCTTGGTGATGACGGCTATATCTGGATCGTCACCGACCGACGCAACCCTTGGACTGGCGCATCGACGTGGCGTGTCCACAAGCATCGCTGGCTTTGGGAGCAGGCCAACGGCCCGGTGCCGGACGGCATGGTGCTGAAGTGCCTTGGCGAGAGGTTGAACACCGACCCGTCGAATTGGGAGCCGGTTCCGATCGGCCTTCTCCCTCGCCTGAACGGCAAATCCAACCGCGACTATGACCGCGCCCCGGCCGAGTTGAAGCCCACCATCATGGCGGTGGCGAAGCTTGAGCACGCCGTCGCGGCGCGCCGCAACCGCAAAACAGAAAGGACACCGACATGACCTCGATCAGAATGGTCGCGCTCGCCGACATCGAGCCCGATGACGCCATCAATGCCCGCCGCACCCGCAGCGATGAAGGTATTGATGAGCTGAAAGCCTCAATCCGCGCGCACGGCATCGTCCAGCCGCTCCGGGTTCGATGGGATGCCGCAGCCAAGAGATACAAGATCATAGCGGGCAGCCGTCGCCACCGCGTCCTCTGCGAGCTCGCCACCGATGGTGATACCGCCGCCGATGAACCGGTGACGCCCGGCTTTGAGGTCCCCGTGCTGATCGGCGACGTCGACGACAATACCGCCCGAGAGATCAGCCAGGCCGAAAACCTGATCCGTCTCCCACAGCATGAGGCCGACACCTACGAGACCTTCCGCGATCTCGCCGATCGCGGTCTCGATGAGAGCCAGATCGCGGCACGGTTCGGCATTGAGCCGAAGCGGGTGCGCCGCATGCTGGCTCTGGGCAGGCTGTCGCCGCTGATCCTTGATGCTTGGCGCGAGGGCACCCTCGATGAGCGCGGTCGTGCCATCGAGACCGTGCGAGCCTTTACCTTGGCACCCTCGATCGAGGAACAGGAACGCGTCTTCACTAAACTGACGAAGGACCGCAATCTTCACGGCCACGCCGTCATGCTGGCCTTCGGTGGCGCCGATGGCGACGTCAAGAAATGGGTCAAGATGGCGGGGCTCGACGCCTACAAGGCTGCTGGTGGCGCCGTCACCACCGATCTCTTCGGCGACGATCACATCGTGGCCGATAAGGCGCTGATGCATCGAGTCGCCCAGGAATCCATTCAGGCGAAACTGGATGGGCTAAAGGCGGAAGGCTGGTCCTGGGTGAGCACCGACAAGGACCTCGGCTATTACTGGAAGCATAGCTGGAAGCGCGAGAAACCCGGCGACGGCAAGGCGACAGCCGATGAAAAGAAGCGGATCAAGAAACTGGAGAAGGCCGAGGCCAAAGGAACGGAGGGCGCCAAAGGTGAGCTCGGCGCGCTCTTGATCGACATCGCAAGCCGGCAGTGGACGTCCGAACAATTCGCCAAGGCCGGTGCCGTTGTCGAGATCGGCTATCACGGTGATGTCGAGATTGTGCGCGGCGTCGTGAAGCCTGCGGCGGAGAAGAAGGCGTCATCGGCATCATCATCTGGCGCACCGAAGGAGAAGGGGCCGCCGACGATCTCCAATGCGCTGCACCAGCGGTTGAGCGGACAGGCCACCCTTGCGGTTCGTCAGGCCTTGCAGCAGGAGCCTCGCGTCGGTCTGGTTGCCTTGCTGGCAGGTTTCATCACGCACAGGCGTTTGCATGCGGACAGCCCGGTCCGCATCTACCATGAAGGCTTCGCGAAGAAGCATGGCGAGGACAAGGAGACATTCGCTGGCGTCTTCGCCCGCCTGTCCGACATGACCGATCAGGAGTTGTTCACGGTGGCCGCCGGCTGCGCAGCTGAAGCCGTGCACTTGGAGCGGACATCTATCGGCAGGCCTCCGTTCAACTCTGATGGGGCACCGCTCGCCTCCGCCATTAACCCCGTGAAGTTGACCGGCGCGCTCCTGGAGGCGTTCGATGCTGCCGACTATTTCGGTGGTGCCTCGAAGCCGTTCGTCATCACCGCGATCCGCGAAGCCCTCAACGACGATGAAGCTCGCAAGGCGGAGAAGATGAAGAAGGCGGAACTCACCGCCTTCGCCCTCGCCAACGTCCCGCAGACCGGCTGGCTTCCTCCAGAGTTGAGGGCGCCGACCTATACCGGGCCCGGCGCGATCCCGGTGCTGAGTGAGGCTCCGCCAACGGAGCACGATCCCGACTTCGACGAGATCGACGAAGAAGAGGCCGCCTGACCATGACATGCATCGTAGGAGTGATCGACGCAGGCAAGGTCTATATCGGCGGTGATAGCGCTGGTGTCGCCGGCTACTCGCTGACAGTCCGGGCAGATCGCAAGGTCTTCAGCAACGGCGATTTCATCATGGGCTTCACTTCGTCGTTCCGGATGGGGCAGTTGCTTGCTCAGTCGTTTACGCCACCCAAAAGGCACCCCGACACCGATGTCTACAAGTTCATGGTCACGGACTTCATCAACGCCGTCCGCGACTGCCTGAAGACAGGCGGTTATGCTGAAAAGCACCATGAGGCAGAGAAGGGCGGAACTTTCCTCGTCGGCTATCAAGGGCGGCTGTTTCTAATCGACAGCGACTACCAGGTTGGCGAGGCGCTCGACGGGTTCGACGCTTGTGGGTGCGGTGCTGAGATCGCCCTCGGCGCACTTTTTGCCACTCCTGCGGCAAAGCCTAACGATCGGCTCACGCTGGCTCTAGAAGCGGCTGAACGCCTCAGTGCCGGCGTGCGCGCGCCATTCCACATCGTCTCGACGGCGGTGGCATGAACGAGGTCAACGCCAAGTCGCGGCCAGTCGCCGGCGGCCACCATGGTCTCCTCCGCAAGGTCCACAGGTCCGACTACGAGACCGTCAACGAGAACGGTATCCCCATCCTGTTCGCCACCGCCGGTGAAGCCGAGTTGGCGGCCTGGCATGCCCTCCGCGCACATCTTCAGAGCCAGATAGTCGGCAGCGGGGATAAGGCCTCGGCGGCGCTCAGCCAGGCCGAGGAGAAGTTCGGCAAGCTTCTGCGTGGCGGCGGCAAGACGGTGCAGGTGGAGCGCCGATGAGCAAGGGAGTTTTCTTCAAGACAGAAGCGGATCTCTGCTCCGCGTTCGTCGCCGCGTTGCCGGCGGGCTGGACCGCCTTCAACGAGACAGCCGGCTTCGACATCTTGCTGGTGCGCGCCGACGGCCTACAGATCGGCGTCGAAGCGAAACTCAGGCTTAACCCGGAAGTCGTCGTCCAGGCATCGAAGGAATGGGGTTACGCCCCGCTGACGCCGGGCCCCGACTTCCGCGCCGCACTGGTGCCCGCGGGGCACGTCCAAAACCACATGTCAGCGATCTGCGCCATGCTTGGCATCACCGTCATCACAGCGATGCACCCCGACGACGATACCGAGAAGCGCTACGGCTGGCGGCCGCCTGCATTCAGGCCTGATCTGCCCTCACTCGATTCCCGCATGTACTGGAGCGGCCGCGAGCACGACTGGTATGACCGCTGCCCCGCGGCGCGATGCGTCCTCCCCGAATACATCCCCGACGTCGGCGCCGGTCATTCCGCACCGGTGGCGCTCACAAACTGGAAGATCCAGGCCATTAAACTGCTCATCATCTTGGAGCGCCGCGGTTACGTCACGAAGGCCGACTTTAAGCACGTCAAGATTGATCCCAGCCGCTGGACCCGTGATTGGCTGGAGCGTGGGACCGAACGCGGCCAGTTCGTCACGGGGCGATATACCCCAGACCTGAAGGCGCAGCACCCGGTGAACTGGATCCAGATCGAGGCCGACTTCGACAAATGGAAGCCGGTGGAGGTCGCCGCTTAGCATGTCAGGATTTGATTTCGGAGCGTTGATGCCGGAGGTCGCCAGCATGTTGCTGGGGGCGCCGAACCCGCACCACAGTAAGGGCAACGACCACCGCTACGGCACCAACGGCTCGCTCTCCGTCGACATCGAGAAGAACACCGCCTTCGATCACGAGAACAGCGAGGGTGGCGGTGTCCTCTGGCTTGTCGCCAAGCTGACGGGCTGCGGCGACGACGGCGCCGTGGACTGGCTGAAGGACAACGGGTTCGACATCCCTGACGGTCGCGGAGCCGCCCCGGGTTCAAACCAGAACGCGGGCCCCGGCAAGAAGGAGATCGTCGCCACCTACGATTATGTCGACGCCGAGGGCGGCCTCGTCTTCCAGGTCGCCAGGATGCAGTTCAAGCAGCCCGACGGGACCTGGCGGCTGAACAAGCACGGCAAGATCGATAAGACCTTCGCGCAGCGCCGCCGCTTCACCGAGGAAAAGGACGTCTGGATCAACGGCCTCCTCGACGGCGAATACATGCGCAAGGGGCCAGGCCAGAACTGGACCCGGTACGATTCGAAGACCTTCGACAAATGGGGGATGAAGGAGCGTCGTTCCTTCGATGGCATCGAGCAGCTGCCGCTGTACCGCTGGCCGGAGGTCGCGGAAGCCATCGCCATGGGACAGGCGGTCCGTCTCGTCGAAGGGGAAAAGAAGGCAGATGCGCTATGGGCCGCCGGCATCCCGGCGACCTGCAACGCCGGCGGGGCCAAGAAGTGGACGCCATATTATTCCGAGCTCCTACGCGGCGCCCATCTCATCCTGATCCCGGACAACGACGACGCCGGCCGGATGCATATGCAGCTCGTCGGCTCGCAGATGACCGGGATCGCGGCATCGGTGCTGCTGCTGGATATCAGGCTGTTCTGGCCCGAGGTGCCCGCCAAGGGGGATATCTGGGATTGGGTTCAGGCCGGTGGTGATCCCGCCGATCTGTTCGACATCGAAGATAGGTACGCCCGACCATGGACGAAGGAGCCACCGAAGTCCCGGTTCGGCGCCGTCACCTGGGATCGCCTCGACGAAGCCGGACAGGAACACGAGTATCTCATCGAGGACATCCTGACCCGACATGAGGTCGCCGTGATCTACGGTGAATCCGGTTCGGGGAAGTCATTCGAGGCCATCGATATGGCGATGTCGGTGAATCGCGGCGCCACATTCAACGGCAAAGAGGTGAGACGCGGCGGCGTCGTCTACCAGGCCGGCGAAGGAGGCATCGGCGTGAAGCAGCGCCTCCGCGCCTACCGACAGACCTACATGGAGCCCGGGGAGCGCGTCGACTTCGTCTTGTTGCCCGCCCGTGTCGATCTCTTCGCGAAGCCCGGGGAGCAGGATGTCGAGACCAGCCGGGGCACCGACGCGCTGATCGCCGAGATCAAGGCGTGGTCGGAGACCTTTGCGGTCCCACTCGAGCTCGTCGTCATCGATACGCTGGCGACGGCGACGCCGGGCGCCAACGAAAACGCCTCCACCGACATGTCCGTGGTGCTCACCAATCTGGAGCGGATCCGGGATGAATGCCGATGCACCGTGATGATGGTCCATCACAAGCCGAGGAACGGCAACAACCCGCGTGGTCATTCCAGCCTGTTCGCCAACGTCGACAACGCGATCGAGCTTGAGATCACACCACGCCTCGATATCGCCTTCAGGGCAGACGGAACCCAGCTGACCCGCCAGATCCATCGCGCCACCATCCAGAAGAACAAGGATGGGGAACGTGGTCACGGCTGGGATTTCATCCTCAAGCAGGTCGTCCTCGGCACCCGACCAAACGGCAAGCTGATCACATCGGTGGTATGCGCCCCACCAGGTGGGCAGACCCCGGAGACCAACGACGACAAGCGACTGAGTGACCAGCAGAACATCGCGATGCAGGCTTTGATGTTTGCGCTCGAGCGGTTTGGCGAGGACACCCCCGATCTGCTCAAGCTGCCGCGCAGCATCAAGTCCGTGGTGCAATACAAGCACTGGCGCTCCGAATTCGAGAAGCTGTCCTTCGTTGATGACGAAGACGAGAAGAAGCAGCGGGAGCGCATCAAGTCGGCGCTGAAGCGTGCCGGCGAAGCCTTCTACGGCCGCAAGTTCATCGGGCGCGCCGATCGGTTCATCTGGCTCACCGGGAGACCGATCCCGGGCTACAAAGCGAAGAACAGCACCGAGATGGAACCACCACGCCAGGAGGACGCCCAGACCTTGGCGGCGATGCAGGAACTCGCCGATGGAGATATCCAGCTGTGAGCGAGCGCGTACCCGCCGATGTACCCAACCAGTTTTCGACGAATTCGACGCAACGCCTTGTAGCGCAAGGGATTGCGGTGGAAGTGCAGGAAATGCTCGGCGAGCCCTCATCGGCTCGCCGTACCCACAATGTACCCAAATCGCCTGAAAATGTACCCACGCCCGTACCCGCTTTGCGCATCGAAGCGATCGGCTTCGGCACCTACTACTGCGCCGCATATCGGCGTGATGGCGCCCCTGACGTCCTCCTCGATGATGCTGAAGGAAAACCGGAGCGCTTCGCCTCTGCAACAGCCGCCATCAAGGCGGCCGAGATGGCGCTGCACTTCAGCCGGCCGGTGCTAGTCACCGATGAGGACATCCTTGGCGCCGGGCGCTTCCACGAAATCCGCGCCGCCGCTGAAGCCGCCCTGCAGATCGAGGCGCTCGGTGGTGTCGTTGTCGACGGCCGCGTCGTCCCGGTGGAGGTGCGGCGGCGATGAGGCACCGCTGCGATATCTTCAAGGTTGCGGAGCAGTGCGGCATCCGCTTGCTGCACCCCGCCGATCACCGGCCGCTGCACCGTCGGCCGCGCGAATGCTTCGCCAAGAAAACGCTGAAGAAGATCGGGCAGCGACATGGTGAAGCCCATCTCGCCCTCACGCTGCGCCTCATCGTCGAGACATATGGCAACGCGGCAGAACTCTATTCGGAGACCATCCAGGCGGTTTCCGCGCTGGTGGCGAACCCCTCGATCGAGGCTCGCGGTGGCGCGCTGTTCGAGCAATTCGATAGGATCAGCCTCGGTGAGGTCCGGCATCAAGCCAAGGGGCTCGCAGTCGGGCTGCCGCTGGCGCACGTCATGCGCGTGCTGCTGGCGGTACGGTTGAGCGATGGTATAGTTCGAGACGACAGGAGGGCGGCGTGAACGAGAAGAGCGAAAATGAAGTGCGGGCAAGCGCGGTTGCGGCAATGGACAAGGCGTTCGGGATCGGTGTTACGGAGGCGCATCGCGCCATCCGCACCGAAGCGTCGGCGAGGCGCATTTATGACTGCGCAATCGCTGCGCTGGCGGAAGAACGATCTAAGGTCGTTGCCCACTTGCGCGACCAAGCACGAATTAACCTCCAGAATGCTGCGCACCACGGGAAAGGGAAAGGTCGCGATGATCTCTTGGAGGAGTTCGTAAGGACTGGCGATCGATTGGCACTCGAATGCTACCGCAAGTTCTATATCGCGGAATCGCTGGGCGCGACCGCCTACATGATAGAGGACGGCGCGTATGGGCCCGAGGTAGCTGTCGATTTCGACATCGAAGGCGCTCGCTGGATGGACCTCACCTCCGTCGGGTCGCCCTACGAAGAGCAACGCGACATGAGCCGCGATACCGGCCTTTGGCGGCATCGTAGCCGTGCCATTGATTCTCATGATCCTTGGCGCGAAGGCCGCGCGCCGAAGACGGAGCGGCCTGCATGAAAGAACCTTTTGAACTGATAGCTCACTGGCTGAACAACGTAGTCGATCCGGAGACGGTCGACGCATCCAGTGGTGCGCACGCTAGGCAGTTACTCACCCACCTACACAGCGAAGGCTACTCAGTTGTGCCATCGGAGAGCCCGGAGGAATGGCAACCGATCGAGACAGCACCCCGCGACGGCACCCCAATCCTGATCGACTACACGATGAAAAGCAACGATCTCCACGGCTACGCGCCGTGGCGCGAGATCGGTGTCGTCATCGCATGGTGGGAAGATGGCGAGGGCTGGAACGTATGCTTTATGGAGGACGGCGCCGCCGACAGTCAGGGCGCCAGTTTCCAGTTCTTCCAGACCGTACCCGAGGCGAGCGTGGACCGCTGGATGCCGCTCCCTAAGGTGTCCGACCCCGAATGACAGCCTGGACCGCCAAAGCCGTCGAATACCGCGTCCTCGACGCCGCGGAGACGCTGATGCTCACACCGGACACCCGCGTAGGCGGCGCCGGAGGTGGCGGCTGGCCGGAATACATCCCGCACTACCCGCGCGCCATGAAGATCAGAATCCGTCCTTCCCCCGGTGCCCTCACCAGAATGCTCGCCACTTGGGCATGGATAAACGCGTTGCAATCCGAGAAGGATCGGCGTCTCCTCTACGCGTGGGCATGGACGAAGACCCGCAAGGGAAGGTTCCTCAACGATTTCGCCTCACGGGAAGGCGTCAATTCCCGAACGCTCCGCTGGACGATAACCCGTATCTGCCAAGACATTGCGGATCGCAACAACCAGCAGAAAATCGCGTGGCTCGACCAACACATTGACGACGTTGCCGAAATCGAGCCAGAACCCGCATCACAAACGGTATCTTCCGAGACGTCTGCCACTATCGAAAAAGATGGAACCCCGACATACCTCGCCCCTGGTTCCAGCCCGGCGCCGTCGACACCATCGAGCTTTATCGAGCCAGGCGCACGCCCTCGCTACCCCACCCGGGAAGAGATCGCCGCTCTGGTGAGGCGCCTCGAAAAGGCGAACAAGTTGCGACGCCGAAAGGCCAAGGCAGCATCGGTTGCTTGATTCGCACCGGATGCCGTCAAGCTAAATCGCTTCCAGCAGGGGTACACGCCCAGGTACATGGCGATGTCCCTGACGACCCGCGAACCCTTATGTGTCCGTCGAAATGGGGACATCTCCGGGTACGGAAACAGCCCGTTTGGGTACGGCGCCCACATTTCGAAAAACGTGATTGGACTTCCGACCTCGGAATCGAGTTCTCTTCGCGTCTTCCCCCTCATCGCGTAGACGCCAAGTTCTGAGAAGCCGAGACCTTACGGCGAGCGCGCTAGCGCGATGACGCCATCGTAGAGCTCTACGTTCTCAAGGTCAGTGCTATCTGAAGAACCGTAGAAGAGAAGAGCGCTCGCTTGCGCGAGCTCATCGTCTGCGGGGTACAGCCGTCATCAAAGGTCAGCGTGTAATGGCGAAGCAGATCGGTCCGCAGGTCCGGCAGCTCGACATGCGCACCGCTCGTCCTATCGAGAAGAAGGCCGATGCGGAACTGCTCACCCCTGAGCATAGGGCGTGGCGGACCGGGGTCCTGCAACGCGCCGGCTATAGATGCCAGTGGATCGAGGATGGTCGTCGCTGCATCAAGTCGGCACCTCATGACAGGCTCATCGCGGACCACATCATCGAACGCAAGGATGGTGGAGCCCCCCTCGATCCAGCCAATGGTCAGTGCCTCTGCGTCGCCCACAACACCCTCAAGGGCATCAGGGCACGCGACGCAAGGATGAGATGACCGGGGGGGGGGGGTCTCGATCTCTGGGTCGATCCGGGGGTCCAACCGCTCGGGGCTCATGTTCATGAAATTTTTTCTGCCGCCCTCAAAATCCGGCTGATTTGCCGAAAGTGACCGAAAAAGCATGGCAAAACGAGGAAGGCCAGCATGGAAGCCGACCACGGCCATCAGGCGCACGGTCGAGGAGATGCGGTCCTGCGGCGAGAGTGAAGCCACGATCGCGCGGTCGCTCGGCATCGATGCGGACACCCTCCGCAAGCATTGCGCAGATGAACTCGACAATGGTTTCTCCCACCGCCGGCGCGAGGTGATCGGGCTGCTCTACAAGAGCGCGCGCAGCGGGAACGTGACGGCACAGAAGCGCCTCGAGGAGATGACCCGGCTCGCCGGCGCCGCGGTTGAGTTCGAAGAGAAATCGAAGCAGCCTGGTGCCACTGAGGCGCCGGTCGCTCCATCGCGCGCCACCAAGCGGGGCAAGAAGGAAGTCCAGCGGGACGAAGCGTTCAGCGCCGGCACCAATTCGGAATGGGGTGAGGATCTCGCACCGATCCCGGGCACGAAACCGAACTGATGCTGCAATGGTCGACGGCGTGTCTCGACTGGGAGACCCGCATCATCGCCGGCCGGAGCCTCATCCCGGATGGCCTGCCTATCGATGTGGCGCGCGCCGAGAAGGCGCTGCGCATCTTCAAGCGGTTGAAGGTGAAGGACATCATTGGCAAGCCGACCTTGGGCGAGGTCTGTCCGCAGTGGATATTCGATCTCGTCTGGGTGGTCTTCGGTGCCCACGACAGTGTAGCTGGCCGCCAGCTGATCCGGGAATTCCTGGTGCTGATCAGCAAGAAGAACGCGAAATCGACGATCGCGGCCGGCATCATGGTCACCGCGCTGATCATGAACCTCCGCGCGATGGGGGAATATCTCATCCTGGCGCCGACGAAGGACGTCGCCGACAACAGTTTCCTGCCGGCTCACGGCATGATCACCGAGGACAACGCGCTCTTCAAGCGCTTCAAGCCTAGCGATTCCACCCGGGAAATCACCAACCGGCTCGACGGCTCCGTCCTGGCGGTGAAATCAGCCGACGCCGATGTCGTTGGCGGGCAGAAGGCGATCAGCTCCTTCGTCGACGAGCTCTGGCTCTTCGGCAAGAAGGCCTCATCGGCAAACGTGCTGTCGGAAGTCACCGGTTCGCAGGCATCAAGGCCGGAAGGCTTCACGATCTACGCGACGACGCAAAGCGATGACCCTCCGACCGGGGTCTTCAGTCAGAAATTGCTCTACCACCGCGGCATTCGCGACGGGAAGATCGACGATCCGACCTCGCTGCCTCTGATCTATGAATATCCGGACGCCATGGCCAAGGCGCAGGCCTGGCGCGATCCTAAGACCTGGCACATCCCGAACCCGAGTCTCGGTTACTCCGTCGATCTTCAGTGGTTGACCACCGAACTGAAGAAGAAGGAGCTCGAGGGGACCGCCTCGCTCAGCCTCTTCGTTTCGAAGCATTTCAACATCGAGGCCGGTCTTGGGCTGAAGTCCGGCAGCTGGGCCGGTGCCGAATTCTGGCTCGGCAACCCTAAAACCGGCGCATCAAACGTCGACAAGACGCTCACGCTGCAGGAGCTGATCCGGCGATCCGAAGTCATCACGATCGGGATTGACGGTGGCGGCCTCGACGACTTGCTTGGCCTCGCCGTCCTCGGCCGCGAGATCGGGACCGGCAAGCTGTTGCTTTGGACGCATGCCTGGGCGCACGAGATCGTGAAACAGCGCCGCACCGAAATCGCGTCCAAGCTCGACGAGCTCGCCGATCTGAAAGAACTCACCTTCGTCAAGCTGCCTGGCGAGGATGTCTACGAACTCGCCGACCACGTCATCGAGGTCGAGGCCTCCGGGTTGCTGGCATCGGAAAACGCGATCGGCGTCGACTCCTTCGGCGTTGCCGCGATCACGAAGGCTCTGACTGGGCAGCATCCGAAAACCGGTGAGAACAGTCCGATCGATAAGGATCGGATCATCGGCATCCCGCAGGGTTGGAAGCTGAATGGTGCCATCAAGGATACCGAGCGGGATCTCGCCGGCGGTGTCATCGTCCACAATGGCGGCGCCCTGATGAATTTCGCTGTCGGCAACGCGAAGACCGTTCAGCACGGCAACGCCGTCTCGATCGACAAACAGGTCTCAGGATCCGCCAAGATCGATCCGCTGATGGCGGTACTACACGCGAAGGTGCTGATGGGGCTCAATCCGCAGTCATCACGGTCCGTCTACGATCAGCTGGCAGATCGAGACGACGAAACAGACGCCGAAACTGAGCCAACGCGTGCCGAAGAGGCGGCGATCCTCGCCGATCACCGGCATCCGCGCTGGCAAGAGATGCGGGAGCGCTACGAACAGCGGCTCGCCGACGCAGATCAGGATTTTGACCAGTATGCTTGAAGGTTTCCGCAACGCCATGGCGCAAGGGATCTCGATCCTCGCGCAGCGCGTTTCGACGGAACCGCGCTGGCCGAACCAGCGGCGCGTCCCCTCGACACCGCGGACGCTGGCCGGCGTTCTCATCACTCCGGATTCCGCGCTGACGATCCCAGCGGTCTGGGCCTGCTTCAGGTTCCTCACCCAGACTGTTGCCGTGCTGCCCTGGCATGCACTGAAGGATGGCGGTAACGGTGCCGAGATCCAGGCCAAGAACCCGGTCGACTGGCTGCTCTACAAGCGGCCGAACCCGGAATGGTCGTCGTTCCAGTTCCGGGAGACGATGCTTCACTGGGCGCTGCGCTGGGGCAACGGATACGCCGAGATCGAGCGCGACCAGCTCGGCCGCCCGTTCGCGCTGTGGCCGATCCATCCTGATCGCGTCAAGGTCTGCCGTGACCCCGACACCGGCATCCTCTTCTACGAGGTCAGCAACGGGCCTGGTGGCGGCGACGGCATCGAGATCGAAGCCGCCGATATGTTCCACCTCCGCGGCTTCGGCGAAGGCGTTGTTGGCGTCAATGTCATCGACTACGCGGCACAATCGCTTGGCTGGGCGAAGGCCGCGCAGATGTTTGGTGCCTCATTCTTTGGCAACGGGGCGACCCCGACGACGGTTGTCAAGAACAAGAAGGGACTCTCCCCGAAGGGGCTGGAGAAGCAGCGCGCCGAGTTCGAGCAGCTCTACAAGGGGCCGTACCGGGCGAACAAGACGGCGTTTCTCGACAACGACGCCGATATCTCGACGATCGGGCTGAACGCGGAACAGACGCAGCTGCTGGAGACGCACCAATTCCTCGTCGAGGAGATCTGCCGCTGGTTCGGGGTGCCGCCGCACAAGATCATGCATCTGCTGCGGGCAACATTCTCGAACATCGAGCATCAGGCGATCGAGGTCGTCGTCGACAGCATCACGCCATGGGCGAAGCGCTTCGAGGATGAGGCCGATTTCAAGCTGTTCGGCCAGAACCGCCAGGGGCTCTACACCAAGATGAACGTCAATGCCCTGCTGCGCGGCGACATGAAGTCCCGCATGGAATTCTACAAGGGCATGCAGTACGTCGGGGCCTACTCGCCGAACAAGATCCTGGAGCTCGAGGACGAGAACACGCTTGGTCCCGACGGCGATATCCATGTGATGCAGTCGCAGTTCACGACACTCGACAAGATCGGTGAGACCCCTCCTCCGCCGATCGGTCACAACGGCGGACCGCCGCTCGATCAGCCGGTCCCCGACCAGGCCGCTGCGGATGCCATGGCCGATTTCAACCGGATCCTGGCATCGGAGCCCGCTCATGTCTAAGGCGCCGATCCAGAACCGGGCGATCACCCCGCCGCCGGAGAAGCCGCAAACGAACCCGTTCGCCGATATCTGGACGGGAATGAAGGGTCTCGCCGGCCGCCTCGTCGCGCTCGAACAGCGGCTTCCGCGCGACGGTCGCGACGGCCTGCCCGGTATCGCCGGCGCCGTCGGTCCGCAGGGTGAGCGTGGTCTCCCCGGCGATCGTGGTGATGCTGGTCCACAGGGTGCCGTGGGTCCAATCGGGGCCCAGGGCGAGCCCGGACCGCGCGGCGAAGCTGGACCGCAAGGAATCGACGGCCGCCAAGGCGACCAGGGTCTACCCGGACCAAAGGGCGATATCGGCCCGGCAGGTCCACAAGGCGCCGCTGGCAACGATGGGCTGCCCGGTCCCTCCGGCGAGCATGGCCAGATTGGCCCTGTCGGCGAGCGCGGCGAACCCGGTCCTCGCGGCGAACAGGGCGCCCCCGGTATTGATGGCGCCATTGGCCCGCGTGGTGAGCCCGGCGAGATAGGCCCGCGTGGCGAGCGTGGTGACGCCGGCCCCCAGGGTGTCGAGGGTGCCCGCGGCGAGCCCGGCGCCATCGGCCCCGCCGGTGAGATCGGTCCAGAAGGTCCGCGCGGCGCCACCGGTGAACGCGGTGACGCTGGCCGTGACGGTCGCGACGGCATCGCTGGCCGTTCCATCGTATCGAGCCTGATCGACGACGAAAGCCGCCTCGTTCTCACCTACACGGATGGCAGCAAGGAAATCGTCGGCACCGTTGTTGGACCCGAAGGTCGGCAAGGTCCGCAGGGTATGCCTGGCGAGGCCGGCCAAGCTGGTGAGCGCGGCGATATCGGCCCACCAGGACCTCAAGGCCTCGCCGGCGCTCGCGGTCTGAAAGGCGACCGCGGTGAGGCCGGCGAGCCAGGCCCGGCTGGTCCGGCAATCGCGTTCGACGGATCCGAACCGGCGGGCCTCACCGCCAAGGATATCGGAAATCTCCGCTTTATCTCCGTCGTCGACGCCGCCGGCGTCGAGCACCGCCTTCTCACCATCGACTGAGGGAGCCACCATGCCTGTCAAGAATCGCGCCGGCGTGAAGACGCCGGAGGGCTACCGCATGATCAACAGGGGCGGCGGCCGCGGCGAAATCTTCCTCTACGGCCCGATCGGCCAGGACTTCTGGGGCGACGGCATCTCGGCCAAGATCTTCGCCGACGATCTGAAGGCGCTTGGCGCCGTCACCACGATCGACGTCCGGATCAACTCCGAAGGTGGCGACGTCTTCGATGGCAAGGCGATGTACACGCTGCTGAACGGCCATGCCGCCAAGATCATCGTGCATGTCGATGGGCTGGCGGCTTCTGCGGCGTCGTTCATCGCGATGGCCGGCGACGAAATCGAGATCGCCGAGGGCGCCTTCATCATGATCCATGACTGCACCGGCGGCTGCTACGGCCGCGCCGAGGACATGCGGTCCTATGCCAGCCTGCTCGACGCCGCCAACGGCTCAGTCGTCGACGTCTACGTCTCCCGCACCGGCAATGACGCCGCGACGGTGAAGAAGTGGATGAAGGATGAAACCTGGATGAGCGGCAAGGATGCTGTCGCCAACAAGTTCGCTGACCGCATGGTCGGCAATCTCAAGGTCGCCGCCTCCGTGAAGCGGCCCGCCATGTTCAAGAATCTTCCCGTCGCCCTGCGCCCCCGCCGCAACGCCGCGGTGGCAGCACTGGCAGCGCTGGCCAAGTAGATCCTCGGCGAAAGCCGGTGGTGCCCGCATTGCGCCTTGGGCAAGCGTTTCAATGCGGCGCAGCCGCTGTTCCCCAAACGATAGGAGAATGTAATGACCAAGCACATTGTGCGGGCCAGCAGTGGCTTGCTCGCCCTCGGCGCCGCGTTTGTCGGCGCCGCCTACTTCGGCCCGATCCTGATGGATGCCGCCTCGGCGCTCGCCGCGCTCGAGGATCGTCGTCTCGAGATGTTCAACGCCTCCCAGGCGCTGATCGATGCAGCCGACACCGACGAGGTCGATCTTTCCGACGAGGATCTCGCCACGATCGAGACCAACCGTGTCGAAATCGAGAAGCTCGACAAACAGATAAACGCCCGCAAGGCGCTGGCGCCGCAGGGTGCCGGGCGTCGTTCCACCGCAGAACCACAGAACCGTGGTGCCGGCGGCGGCAATGGCGGTCGCACCGTCATCCCGGCGCAGCCGCGCCTAGACAACGCGAAACACGGCTTCCAGTCGTTCGGCGCCTTCGCCCAGACGGTCATGCAGCACTACAAGCAGATCGACAACGACAGCGTCACCAAGCTGCGCAACGTCGCCACGACCTATGGCGGTGAAGGCGTCGGTACCGATGGCGGCTTCCTGGTGCCTCCATCGTTCTCGACCGAGATCTGGCAGAAGGTGCAGGCGGAAGAAAACCTGCTGAACCGCTGCACCCCGCTCGTCACCGATGGCAACTCGATGATGATCCCGAAGGACGAGACCACCCCCTGGCAGACCTCCGGTGGCGTCCAGGTCTACTGGGAAGGTGAAGCCCAGGCGCCGTCGGCTTCCAAGCCTGCCTTCGAAATGGGTGCCCTGCGTCTCTCCAAGCTAATGGCATTGGTGCCGATCAGCGACGAACTGCTGTCCGACGCCTCCGGTCTGGAATCCTGGCTGCGCGCCAAGGCGCCTGGCAAGATGGCGGCGAAGCTCAACACAGCGATCATCGCCGGCACCGGTGTCGGCCAGCCGCTTGGCATCATCCCCGGCTATTCGGCAGTCGGCGCTTCGGTCATCCAGGTTTCGAAGGCGACTTCGCAGCCGGCCGATACCATCTGGATGGCCAATATCGAGGCCATGCATGCCCGCATGTACGCGCCGTGGCGCCGCAATGGTGTCTGGCTGATCAACCAGGATTTGGAACCGCAGCTCGCCGGCATGGCATTCCAGGCCAGCGGGGCAACCTCGCTGCTGCCTGGCACCAATCCGGTTCCGGCCTATCTGCCGCCGGGCGGCCTGTCGGCGTCGGCGTATGGCACCCTCAAGGGCCGTCCCGTTGTTCCGATCGAGGCATGTTCCGCCATCGGCGATCTCGGCGACATCATCTTCGCCGATTTCAACCAGTATTGGGCTCTGACCAAATCGGGCGGCATCCAGTCCGACACCTCGATCCATCTCTATTTCGACCAGGCGTTGACCGCGTTCCGCTTCATCTTCCGCGTCAACGGTCAGCCCGCATGGTCGAGCACGATCACCCGCCAGAACGGCGGCAACGACCTCTCCTGGGCCGTCGCCCTGCAGGCGCGCTGATAGCGCCAGAACGCCGGCCGGAATGATCCGGCCGGTTTTCCCCGCAACACGGCGCCGCCACGGCGCACAACTCTGAGAAAGCCAAGCACATGTTCAACCAGCACGCTGCGGAGCAGTTCAATTTCGCCCAGGGCTTCCTGCCCGTGGCGATGAACACTGCCGCCAACACCGCCGACGTCGTCAGCCTGAAGGGCTACGGCGGCTGCCTCATCATCCTCTACAAGGCTGTCGGCACCGCCGGCGACGATCCCACCGTTACCCTCCTGCAGGGCACCGACGTCGCCTTCGGCACCAACAAGGCGCTGAACATCACCCGCGTCGACAAGAAGCAGGCCGCCACGAACCTGCTGGCGGTCGGCACCTACACGAAATCGACGTCGGACGTGCCGGCGACGCATGACACCTTCTCGACCAACACCTGGACCAACAGCGATCTCGCGGAACAGGCCGCCATCGTGCTGATCGACGTCAAGGCCGAGATGCTCGACGCCAATGGCGGCTATGACTGCATCCGCGCCTCGGTCGGCGATGTCGGCACCAACGCGCAGCTCGGCTGCGTGCTCTACATGCTCTACGACCCGAAGAACCAGAAAGAGACCCTGGAATCGGCGATCGTCGATTGATCTGACATCCACCGCAATGCGCCCCGGCGATGAGCCGGGGCCGTACTTCCCCCAATGGAGCGCAAGATGAAGATCAAGTTCACCGCCAAGCCGCTCGGCCGGCCGGAATTCAAGATCGGCCAGGAGCTCGAGTTCCACGGCCGCGACGAGGCCTATGGCCGCAAATACATCGATCGCGGCTGGGCCGAGGATATCACTCCGCCGGTATCCGTTACGGAGGTGCAATCGACCGAAGCTGACGAAGCCGCCGCCGCTGCGGCCGCTGAGGCCGCCAGGCTGCAGGCCGAAGCCGACAAGCTCAAGGCCCGCTCCGAGGTCGTTATCCCGGACGATGTCGCCGAACTGTCGTTCGTTGACCTTCGCGCGCTAGCCGTCCAGCTGACCGACGAGCCGATCCGAAGCAAGGATGACGCCATCAAGGCGATCGAGATCGAAGCGAACCGCCGCGCCTCGTAAGCCTGATGAGCGTGGAATACTGGGCGCCGGACCGTTCGCTTGAAGGGCAGACCGTCGTTCTCATCGGTGGCGGTCCCTCTCACGCGGAAATCGATCTCGCGCTGCTCAAGGGCCACCGCTTCGCCGCGATCAACAGCGGGTGCCGCAAGGTCCGCCCGATCGCGACGGCCAAGGATATCCTCTACTTCACCGACAACTCTTGGTGCGAGCAGCATGGCGATCTGATCGAGGGCTGGCCGGGTCCGGTCATCTGCGCGAACCGCCATTCCAAGAACCGGCTCGGCGACAGGATCCGCTGCATCGACATCAATGATCTGACGGCGCGCATCGGCGGGCTCTCCCATCATGTGCAGGCCTCCAGCGGACACATCCTGTCCTGCCTGTTGCAGCTCATGGGTGCCGCACGGCTCATCCTGACGGGGTTCGATTGCCGCGTCGTCGACGGCCGCACCCATGGGCACAACGACTACAACAGCCTCAATGATCTGCCTGTCTTCGAAGGTCAGTTCATGCCTGGCTGGCAGGCCCTGGCTCTGCTGCTCGATATCGAGATCATCAACGCGACGCCGGGCAGCGCGATCCCATGCTTCCCGTTCCGGTCGCTGGAAGATTGTCTGACCTGGCGGCCGATGGGTGAGGCACCGTATGACGGCTCGCCGATCCGGTCGCGCGAGACCGACTATCCCTACCGCGAGAAGGTCGTGGTCTGGACGGGGCGGCCCGAACGCTTCTGGGGTGCCGCCGACGGCAACGACCTGGTGCTCTACAGGCCCATGGAATGGATGCCGGCATGATCCACCCGCTGGCGCATATCGATGCTTCCATAGTCGAAATCGGTGAAGGCACCAAGATCTGGCAGTTCGCCAGCGTGATCCGCGGTGCACGCATCGGCAAGGATTGCATCATCGGCGCCAGCGCGCAGATCGATGGCGCCTCGATCGGCAACGACTGCCACATCCAGAACGGTGTCTCGATCCCGCATGGTGTCGATATCGGCGACAGTGTTTTCGTCGGGCCTGGCGCGGTATTCTGCAACGACATGTGGCCGGATGCCACCAAGGACGGGATCGATCACGAGGTGATCGCCGCCGGCTGCACGATCCGCGTCGAGGATGGGGCCTCGATCGGCGCCAATGCGACCATCTTGCCGGGCGTCATCATCGGGGCCGGCGCCTTTGTCGCCGCCGGCGCGGTGGTGACTAAGAACGTGCCGCCGAACATGGTCTGGCGGCGCAATGGCTGGACCGGTGCTTTCCCGGATGGCTACCGGTCGCGGCGGATGAGGCTCTGTAAATGAAGAAACGGGTCAAGGACTGGAACCCCGTCAACGCCAGTGAGTCCGAGATTAGACAAGCGTGCTGGGATCTTGCCGCGCGGAAATCTTGCGGTGGCTTCGTCTCGGAGGCCTATGCAGAACAGGTTTGGTGGGATGCCGGCGGTGTCGTCGACAGCGAAATAGCGGCACAGGTTGCGGCCAATCGGCAAGCAGTTGTGATCTCGTCGGCACGTGTCGCTTTCAACGAGATACTGAGGGGCATGTAAGCCACATGCTGACCGTCGCCTGTGTCTTCTGGGACGCCAACGAGGCGTCGTTCGAATTCAGCCGGTGCTACACCGAGGAGTGGGTGGAGCGGCTCCATCGCGGTTTCACCCGCAATCTGACGGTGCCGTTTCGCTTCGTCTGCTTCACCGAACGGCAGCGCGAGTTCTCGGCCGGCATCGAGCAGGAGCTGACAGGGGAGAGAATCCCTGATTACGGCACCCTGATCGATCCTTACCTCCTCGGCGAACCGATGATCCTGGTCGGCCTCGATACCGTGGTCACCGGCAACTGTGATGCCATGGCGGAGTACGCGCTGACCTCGGACACCATTGCGCTGCCGCGCGACCCCTATGCGCCTCACCGCGCCTGCACCGGGGTCCAGTTGGTCCCGGCTGGCAACGACGGCGTCTGGTGGTCCTATCAAGGCGGCGACGACATGGAGCACATGCGGAAACAGCCGCACGTCTTCATCGACGACGTCTTTCCGGGCCAGGCCGAGTCATACAAGGGCTGCGTCCGTGATCACGGACTCGGCGCCACCCGGATCGTTTACTTCCACGGCCGGCCAAAGATGGATGAACTCGATGAGCCATGGATTTCGGAGCATTGGAGGTAACGATGGCCGGTCTTGATGGCTCCGAACTGGTCGAGGTGATCAAGAACGGCGTGAAGATCCTCGTCCAGCTGCGCGACCTCTCCAACCGTGTCCGCATCATCGAGCATGAGGGTACCTCGCGGAAGGTGCGGATCTCCGATGGAGGTGCCCGCATCCGCATGATGAACGACGGCGCCAGTTCGGTCGTCATCCCGACGGATGCAGATGGCAGTTTCGAGGACGGCGCTCCGAATGCATTCGAGGTCGAGCAGGCCGGTGCCGGGGCGGTGACCATCCTGTTTGCCGCCGGGGTCACCGTCGATACGGCTGAAACTTTGGTGACCGCGAAGCAATTCGCGGTGCTGTATCTCGTCCGCGTCGGTGCCAACCATTGGCATTGTTCCGGCTACCAGGTCGCCGCCTAAATGCGCGGTCCCGGCGCCATCGCCAGCGCGGCGAATATCGGTGCGGGCGGGGGTGGTGCGCCATATGTGGCGCAGGCTGTGCATTTCGATGGCTCGGCCCAACTGGTCAGCAGCGCTCCCTTGGCTGGAATTTCGACGCCAAGCAGAGGCATATTATCTGTTTGGTGGAAGACGGCTGAGACCGGGAGTGATTTCCGTTTTCTGGCGACGAATGCCGGATACAACTTCGAACTGGATTGGCCCTTCGACCCCAATCTCGTGGCGCAGGACATGATCCTGAACCTCAATGACGCCGACTTCACCAACCAGTTCAGTTTCTTCCCGAACACATCATTCTTGTACCCGCTCTCTGGGTGGATGAATCTGCTTATCGCATGGGATACGAATTTTCCAGCCGGGCAAAAGCTATTCGAATGTGCGGTTAATGGCGCGCTGATAGACCATTCAGTCCTGACCGTGAACGACGCCCACGACGCTTTCGATGTCGACTATAGCGGCATATTCACGGCGTTCGGAAACGCCGCTGACGGGTACATCCCGAAGGGTGACGTCGTGGATTTCTATTTCGCACCGGGGCAGTACCTGGACCTTACCGACCCGGCGAAAATCGCCAAATTTGTGGAGGCTGACGGCAAGCCGGTCTTTCTTGGCAGCGATGGTTCTATACCGACTGGAACAGCACCGGCGATCTTCTTTTCGGGGGATGCCAGCAGTTTCGCGACCAACAAAGGAACAGGCGGCGCTTTCACGCCGACCGGCTCTCTCACCAACGCCTCAACCAGCCCGAGCGACTGATGAAATCCCTCCTGACCATCACGACGCCGGCGACGGATCTGACGCTGCTGACGCTCGACGAGATGCGCGCCGCCACCAATGTCACCGGCAACGGTCAGGACGCCACGCTTCGCTCTATGGAAAGGCGCGTCGCCGCCGCGATCATGTCGGAGTGTGGCATCGCCATCGGCGCGGGATCGCCACCAACGTTGCATCGCGAAACCGTGACGCAGACCTTCCGGCAGGATTTCGGGTTCTACGACTTCCCCGACGCGCTGATCCTGGCGCGCCGGCATGACGTCGAGATCGCGAGCCTTGTCGAAGATACCGAAACCGTGGTCGACACCGATTATCTCGTCGATCCGGAATCGGGGCTGGTATCCAGACTGCGCATCGACCAGCCGACGGTGTGGATCGCCAGGAAGATCGTGGTCACCTACGCCGCCGGCTTCGCCACGATCCCCGAGGATCTGAAGCAGGCCGCGACGGACTTCATGCGACTGCTCTGGTTCGAGCGGAAACGTGATCCCTCTCTGAAATCCGAGGTCGTTCTCATTCCGGATGTCCGGCGCGTCGAGCAAACCTATTGGGTGGGTTCCGTGCCCGGGCAATCGACCGAGGGGCCGGTCCCCGACGTCGTCGCCGGCCAGCTCACCCGTTTCCGCAACACGATGGGGGCATGATGGATAACCCGGGTACGTTCAACCTTGGCGATCTCACGATCACCACGGCGCAGACCTTGATCGGTGATGCCATCATCGAACTCGACGGCATGCAGTCCGCGTTGCTGCAGCTGCGGCTCGCCTATGGCTCCGGTGGCAGCACGATCCGCGCCTATGTGCAATGTTCCGCCGATCAGGCCACGACCTGGTACGACGTCGCCTGCGTCCTGTTCGGCACCGCATCCGAGGTCGCGCTGCTCAACCTCTCCGCGCTGACACCGAAGACGACACAGGTGACGCCAACCGACGGCGCACTGGCCGACGACACCGCCGTCGACGGCCTCATCACCGACCGCATGCGGCTCAAGGTGGTGTCGACAGGCACCTATGCGGGCAGCACGGTGCTTTCCGCGAGAATGGTGGCGCGGTGACCGATCCGGACTCGCTCATCGCCGACCTCGACGCCGCGCTGCTCGATGCCGGCGAGGATGTTGTGCTGCGTCGACTGACACTGGGCCCGAACTCGACCCAGATCCCGTTCGATGCCGATGTCCGCGCTTCGATCCGGCCGCTGAAGGCGGAAGAACTGGTCGGTCAGATCGATCAGACATGGTCGCGCGTCATCCTGAGCCCGACCGATGTCAACCTGGCGCAGTTCAGGCTGCCAATTCGCAAGGATGATAAGATCGTGCAGGCCGGCAAGGTACGCAACGTCGAGTTCCCGAAGCATATCCGGGTGCAGAACGTCGTGGTCCGCATCGAACTGATGGTTGGTGGGTGATGGCGGACGTTGTCGATCTTTCGGCGCGGCGCCCGCTCAAGGTGGCTTTCCTCGAAGGCATCGAGATGGAGCGCATCGAGGCGCCCGAGGGGCCATTCACTGTGACCATCTCCTCGAAAGACGGCAAGATGTTCGAAGTGGAGTTCCCCGATTATACCGGCGTGCTGCCCGAGAGCGCGTGCATAATGGGCACGACCGGCTGCAGCGAGGTTTTGGCGAACTTGCTGGCCGGCTCCTTGCGAACCTTTCTGGGCGCCCGCTGATGGCCCGCTTCGACACCTTCGAACGCGACCTGAAGCTTGCCACGGCCGGCATGGAGCCAGCCGCGATCAGTGCGGCGCTGGCCAAGTTTGCGCGCGCCGAGCTCGCCAAAGCCATTGCAGCGGGTGCATCGCCGCAGTACACGCGCTTCGTCAACAGCGTTGAAGGAGCGGCCGAAGAGACGGTCCAGGTCCCGGGCTCCATCCTCTACGTGTTTTCGAACTGGCCTCTGGTGATCAACGCGGCCAAGGCCGAGTTGGTGAAGCGCAGCCCGCGTCGGACCGGAAGGTATGCGGGGTCATTCATGGTCATCGTCGGCGGGCGCACAGTGGCGACGGATTTTTCGAAGCTGCGGCCGGATGCGGAGGTCATCATCTTCAACCCCTACCCATCCACTCGCAAGATCGAAACCGGCTACAACGGCCCGGGGAGACGTCATTTCGATGCCGCCAAGAACGCTCTCAGCGCGCGTTTCGGCGCCGCATTCAAGATCGAGATGAAGTATGTGGAGGTGCCCGGCGGCATATCTCCGCTGGCGCCGTACCGCCTCAAGCGGACGACCAAACGCCGTGCCGCTGGTACCGCGCTGACCTATCCAGCCCTCGTGATCAACGCGCTCTGATGTCCAGCCTCACCACCTACGACACCATCGAGCAGTATCTCACCGCTCAATGGACGACGACGCCGCTGATCTTCGAGAACATGCCCGACGATCTCCCCGACGATCCCGCCCATTTCGTCTTCGTCGAGATCTTCGGCGATTTCTTCGATCAGGCGTCGATCGGTGCGGAGACGCGTTCCGCAAACCTATGGCGCGAGGTTGGCCAGCTCTACCTGAACGTCATGACCAGGAACAACATCGGCACCCGGAAGGCGCGTGAGCTCGCCGGACAGCTGATCGATCTCTTCCGGGGCATGGAGATCGGAACGGTGATCTTCCGTGAGGCTTCGCTCGGTGCCGGTGAAGCCGGAAAATACAAGGCGAACTACTACGCCATGACCGCAACCATCAACTGGCAAAGGGACGAATGACCATGCTCAAGGTTCTGAAAGCGTTCAACACGCGGGTCCAGCGCTTCAAGGCCGGCGACGAGATCCCCGACGACACCGATCTCTCGCCGCATCCCGTGGGCGGTCTCACCGAACGCGGCTTCCTGCAGGCGCCGTCAGCGCCGAAGTCTGCGAAATCCAAGCAGGCCGAAATGCCAGCCGAGCAAGCCTAAACCTTCAGGCTCATCGACCACATACCATCCGCCAAAGCCAGCGCCGACATTCTGGCATCTTCGTCCATGGTCAGCATTAGCCGGCCAAACTCGATCTCGGCTTCGGTCGCTTCGGCGTGCTCGATACAATATTCGAGATGATGATCTTCGATGTTCATGTCGTCGACCACGATGTGAAAAGCGCCGTAGTTGTCGATCTCTTTGGCCATGGCAGCGGCGACCATGACTAAGCCAGAGAAAATCTTCGGCTCGCCCGCTTCTTTATAGCACCCGTAGCACATCGTCTTAGTCCTGAATTGTCGGTCTCTGGATCGGCAATATAGCCGAGAAACGCTGCCGCGTCTCGACCATCCACGCAACCGATCAACCACCGCCCGGCCTGACCGCGGCGCTCTTTGCCATGGAGAAATGTCATGTCGGACGCAAACAGAGTTCGCGTGTCCTCGGTCCGCGAGGTCACGCTCGGAACGACACCAAATACACCCCGGATGCGCACCGTGCGCCTCAAGGGCGAGACGCTTCGCTTCGCGCCGGCCTTCGTCAATTCTGAGGAGATCCGGTCGGACCGCATGAATTCGGATCCGATCAAGGTCAACGAGATGAACGACGGTCCGATCAACGGTGAGCTTTCCTGGCCACCGAATGGCTCGCCGTTCTCGGACTGGCTGGAATCGTTGTTCTGCAGCACCTGGGACAACACGCCGTTCCGTGACAACGACGGCACCGCTGATAGTGTCATCACCGGGCTCGCCACTTCGGGCACCGTGGCCACCGTCACGACTGGCGATGCCTTCGTTGCCGGCCAACTGGTGCGGTTCAGCGATTTTGGCGTCGCCGGCAACAATGGCGTCTTCAAGTGCACGACCGGGTCCGCGACGGTTCCCGCATTTGTCGGCTCGGGCATCACCGATGAAGCCGCCCCGCCAGCGGCAGCACGCATGAAGGTGGTTGGCTTCCAGGGCGCCTCTGGCGATATCGCCGCGGCCGCCAGCAGCCTGACGTCGGCATCGCTCGACTTCACCACGCTCGGCCTCAACGTCGGCGGATGGCTGAAGCTTGGCGGCACCGCAACGATCGACAAGTTCGCCACAGCGGTCTGCAATGGTTGGGCTCGCATCACGGCGATCGCCGCGCATGCGATCACCCTCGACAATCTGCCGACGGGCTGGACGACCGATGCGGGCACCTCGAAGACGATCAAGGTCTGGTTCGGCGACCAGCTGAAGAACGGTCTTCTCACGCTGGGTAACACGCTGGAACGCGGTTTCATGGACCAGACGGTTCCAACCTACATCGCGCAGCGCGGCATGGTGGTCGATCAGGGCGTCTTCAACTTCGTCAAGGAGCAGGTCACCACCTGGACGATGACCTTCGCCGGCATGACCGGCACCCAGGATACCACCTCGCTGGATGCCTCCCCCGATGCGGCGACAACCAATGCGATCATGTCGGCGGCGGTCAATGTCGGCCGCATCGCGGAGAACGGGACGCCGGTCGGTGGTCCGAACTTCATCGAATCGTCCGTCATCACCATCAAGAACAATTTGCGCATGATCGGTGGCATCCGGTCCGACGGTCTTGTCGGCGCCGAGGACATCGGAAAGGGCTCCGTCGACGTCACCGTCACCATGGGCACCTATTTCGGCTCCAACGCATTGCTGGCGAAGCTCTTCGCCGGGACGGCAACCAACATCAACATCCGCACCGCCAAGAACAGCCAGGCGATGGTGTTTGCGGCGCCGCGTCTCACCTACACCGACGGGCAGGCCAACGCGACGGCGAAGAACACCGATACGAAATTGCCTCTCACAAGCATGGCGTCGATCGACACGTTGACGAACGCGACAATTCTGCTCGATCGCCTGGAATATTTTGAGGCCTGAGACTGAATCCCGTCCGACAACGGGACATAGCTTGCGCGCAAAGGCGGCGGGTTTTTGTCGGGCCCGCCGCCACACCTCCCGACAAAGGATACCGACATGAGCATCATCAAACTGGCCAGCTTGGCCGCCGACCTCGTCAAGGAACGGGAAGGCGACTGGATCGAGCCGAAGGAATGGCCCGGTCTCAACCCGGACAAGCCCTACGAGCAGGTCCCGTTGCCCGGCCTCGCGTTCCTGACGCGCTCCATCAATTACCCGCCGTACGCCGCCGCCTACCAGGTGGAGCTGGAGAAGCTTCGCCAGGCGTTCCCGAGCGGCACCATCCCCGCCGATGCGCAGGCCAAAGCCGAAGGCAAGCTTGCCGTCGAGCATCTGCTGCTGGGCTGGCGTGGCCTCGACGTCCCCTATTCTCCTGAGATCGTCGGTTCCGTCCTCATGGCGGAAGAACATCGCGCAGTCCGCGCCATGGTGCGTTGGTGCGCCGGCGTCGTCGGCAAGCGTCAGGTCCAGTTCGAGGAAACCGCCTCGGGAAACTGAAGGCGGCCTTCCGCTACGACCTGGAGCGGAGAGGCCATCACGAATGGCTGGCTGACCTCAACCGGGAGTACCCGGACGAGGTACCAACGGAATCGCTTCCGACCAGGCCGGATGAAGCCAGATACGAGACCTGGCACGATTTCTACCGTCGCGCCTGGCAGACCCTTCGCTACGACCGGCAATACACCGAAGGCGGCGGCGAAACCCCGATCAGCTTCCTCGCCTTCGACGCCTACGCCCGCCGCTACTGCATCGAGGGTGAAGCCTTCGATCGCTTCGTCGCCTTCGTTTCCGCAATAGACGACGAATGGCTGATCCATCTCGCTGAAAAAAGGAAGGAGGCTGCGACATGAACGACATCGCGTTGAGCAGCCTCCGCGTCGCCGCCGAGATCGATGCCTCGAAATACAAGACCGGCGCTGACCAGAAGATCGTATCCGACCGCGAGATGACGGCGTCGGCCCAGGCGGTTGGCGCCGCGATCTCGCAGACCGACACCAAGATCAGTTCAGCTGGCGACACTCTCGCCAAGTTGTCGCGCCAATACATCGACGGGTTCAAGAACCAGGAGCGCTTCGAGCAAGGTCTGCGCCAGATCGGGCGGCAGCTCGACAGTGGCAAGACTGACATCGAGGGCGCCACCCGCCTGCTCGTCGGCATGAACCAGAAGCTCGGTCTCACCGCCGATGTTTCAGAGCTCGCCGCGAAAGGGCAGGTTCATCTGGCCGCCGCTGTGGGCAAGGCGAACGCCCAGATCGAGGGGCAGGCCGCCTCCATGGCGCAAGCGGCGGCAACTGCGGCGGCGCAGGCGGAGCGCCTTGAGACCATCCGGCAGAAATATGACCAGACCTATGCGGCTGGTCAGCGGATGAATTCAGAACTGGCCGATCTGGCCGAACTGGAGCGTAGCGGTACCCAGATCACCGGCGGATACGCAACCGCGCTCGAAAATCTTGTGCTCAAGTATGATCAGACCGCTGCGGCGGCCGCCACGGCCGCAAATGCGCACAAGCAGTTTCTCGCCGCCGCCCGCTCCGATCAGGCCGCCGAAAACAGCAGGCAGATCGCGGCGGCGAACCAGGGCAGCTTCAATTCGGTGCTTGGCGTCTCGGCGCCATCATCCGGAGCGCGAGCCTCGGCATCGGTCTTTGAAGCCGACTTCGCCCAAATGGAAGAGGTTGCCCGCCAGAAGGCGCAGCAGGCTGGCCAAGCGTTCGGTGCCGACCTCGAAGCCTCCCTTGTAGCCGGCACCGCGAAATCCGCGCGTGACGCAGCGGCCGTCTTTTCCGCCGATTTCGCACAGATCGAAGAAATCGCAGGCCTCAAGGCTCAACAAGCCGGGCAGGCTTTTGGTACCGAGTTGGATGCCAGCCTCGTCGCTGGGATCGCGAAATCGGCACGAGATGCCGCATCGGTCTTCACGGCCGAAATGGACCGCCTCGATACCATCGCCAAACTGAAGGCTGAACAGATCGGCTCGACGTTCCAGAGCGATCTCAACGCATCGTTCGGGATCGGCTCCGGGGGTAATTCAGCCCGTGCATCCGCCTCAGTCTTCGAAGAGGCCGGCCGTGAGGCCGACCAGATGGCGTCGCGCGTCGCCGCACTGCGCGCTGAGCTCAACCCGCTGGCGGCGGTACAAGACCGCGTCAATGCGGAACTGGCGGAATACTCGGCACTGGCGGCCAAAGGCGCGATCTCTGCCGATGAACTTGCCCAGGCTCAGGCGATGGCGCGCGGCAGGCTTGCCGCCAATCAGAATAGCCAGGGCGGCGCCAATAAATTCGCCGGCATGAACGCGACCAGCCAGTTCCAGGACATCGCGATCACATCGATGATGGGGCAGTCGATCCCGACGATTGCGTTGCAGCAGGGCACGCAGCTCGGCATGGCGTTGCAGATGTCGCTCGGCGAGCAAGGCGCCGCCGGTGGTGCAAAAGCGCTGCTCGCCGGTCTGACCGGCCTGTTCAGCCCCATCAACCTGGTTGCTATAGGCCTGACCGCCGTCGTCGCCGCCGGCATCCAGTTCGGCTCGAAGCTTCTTCCCCAGACGAAATCGTTGAAGGATGCAACCGACGCCCAGCGCAAATCCGTCGACGATCTCGCTTCCGCCTACGGCAACGCCAGTTTGAAGGCCGACGATTTTTACAAAAAGTCGGTCATCGCGTCTGAATCCGATGCGCGCCGCAAGACCGACGATCTGCAGAAGGCTGCGGCGGCCGCTGATAAGTCGGTCCAGAACGAACTTGGCTCACCGTTCACGATTGGTCGCGGCCGTGAGACCTTCTATGGCGTGAAGCCGGAGTTCGCCCAATTCGGCGAAGCCATCAGCATCCTGAATGGCCAGATCAAGGCGGGACGTCCCGATTACGCCGCGTTCGAAAAATCGATCTCTGGCGTTGTTGCTCAGAACCCTGGACTTCAGACCACAGCCGACAAGATCCTTGCCATCGTCGCGGCGGCGACCGCGGCGGCCGCGCAGCTCCATAACACCGGGGAAGCGATCAAGGACATCAATCGCGGCTCGATCGGCAACTTCGATCGGACCCAGCAGGCCGGCCGCGACCAATCCGTGATGAGCCAGCGGTTTGGTGATGATCCCTTCGCGGCGCAGCGCGAGCAGCAGCGCCAGAAGGAAATAGCGCTAACCGAGGCACAGGATCAGCGGAAACGCTCGCTCGACAACACCTTGGCTTCTGCGAAGCTCGACGTCGACCTGATCGGCAAGACCACAGCTGCCACCGAAGGTCTGCGCATGGCCTTCCAGCTCGAGCAGGAGGTCAGGGAGGCGGCGGCGCAGAGCAACACGAAGGTCGACGAAGCCGAGATCGCGCGCATCAAGCAGAAGGCCGAGGAATACGGCAAGCTCAAGGCCCTGCAGGAAGCCCGTGACACCATCCACGGCCAGGAGATCGACCTCGAGACCCAGCGCGCCGAAGTCGCCACCGTTGGTGAGAACACGCTGGCCCGCCAGCGTTCCGCCGCGGCACTGAAGACCGAACAGGACATCCGCAAACTCGGCATTCCGCTCTACGGCCAGGAAGCCAACGCGATGCGCGCCAACACGGCGGCGCTGTCCGACCAGGCTGCTGCGCTAGCGAAGGCCTCGCTGCAGGCCGATCTGCTGTTCGAGCGCTCGCAGATCCTGCGCAACTCCGACGACCAAGCCATCGCCTCCCGCCTGCAAAGCGCTGGTCTCCCGATCGATCTCAACTCTGCCGAAGCCAACATGATGCGCTACAACATGGCGCTGCAGGAGACCAAGGATACCTTCAAGGGTTTTGCCACCGACATGCTGTCGAGCCTGCAGCAGGGCAAATCGCTCTGGGAAAGCTTCGGTGATGCCGCGAAGAACGCACTGGCAAAGATCGCCGACAAGTTGATCGATCGCGGCCTCGACGGCATCTTCAATTCGCTTTTCGGCGGCGATCAGGCCAACGGCGGCGGCGGGTTGCTGGGCAGCCTGTTCGGCGGCAACGGCTCTTCATCATCTCAGAATGGGCAGCAGCAGGGCACCTCCGGCGGGTCATTCCTCAGCAAGCTGTTCGGGACAGGCGGGCAGTCCGTCGCCTCCATGCAGGTCCAGGCGGCCGTCGTCAATGTGAATGGCGGTGTCGGTGGTGTTGGCGGTGGCCTCAGCGATATCCTCTCAAAGCTTGGCAGCCCGAGCTTCAAGGCTGATACCACGCTGTCCGACATCCTCGGCTTTGGTGGTGGTGCGGCGAACGACAACCAGAGCATGATCCAGTCGCGTATCGATCAAGCATTTGGGACCGGAGGCTCCGCGCAATCCCTGATCCAGAGCCGGATCGATCAAGCATTCGGAACCACCTCTGGCGGCCTGGGCGGTATCTTCTCCCCGTCTGGCGGGTTCGCCAGCGTGCTCGGCGGGGGCAGCGGTGGGCTGTCCGGCAGCATGTCGTCCTACGCGAGCGCGATCAAGATGATTGAGAGCGCCGGCAGCGGCGGTTACTCGGCGCTCGGCCCGGTGCTGAGGAACGGCGACCAGGCGCTCGGCGCCTACCAGGTCATGAACAGCAATTTGCCGTCGTGGTCGACGCAAGCCTTCGGCAGCCCGATGTCGAAAAGCCAGTTCATGTCGGATCCTGCGGCGCAGGATGCCATCTTCCAGCAGCAGTTCGGCAAGCTTCTCTCAAAATATGGCAACTCAAACGATGCGGCGTCGGCATGGTTCACCGGCGGCCCGCTTTCGAAGGGCGCCGGTAAATCCGACGTCCTCGGTACCACCGGCTCGCAATATGTCGACAAGTTCAACACTGCCTTGCAGAAGGTCACCGGGACCGCGCAGCAGGCCACCGGATCTATCAGCAGCCTCGGCGGCGCCTCGGAAGGCCTGATCGCGCAGTTCAGCAAGATGGGGCAGAGCCTCATGTCGCAGCTGACGTCGGCGACGAGCAGCTCAAGCTGGTTCCAGGGTCTCTCCGGCATGTTCGGTGGCTCCTCCGGTGCTCTCGGCTTCATGAACTCGATCTCGCCGGCTGCGACCTCAGATATCCTCTCCGGATCGTGGGGCCTGTTCGACGACGGCGGCTTTACCGGGGCCGGCGGCCGCAAGGATCCGGCCGGCATCGTGCATCGTGGCGAAGTCGTCTGGAGCCAGGATGACGTCGCGCGCGCCGGCGGCGTCCACGTCGTCGAAGGCATGCGCCGTGGTTACGCCGGGTATGCCGACGGCGGCGTCGTGCGGCCACGCATGCGCTACGAAGGCCGGCACAGCGATAGTCCGTCTGGCGCCACCTCTGGCCGCTCTCGCGACAACAACGAGCGGCCCATGAACGTCAATCAGACCTTTGTCCTTTCCGGCCAGCCGGAGGCACCGAGAAGCCAGTCGCAGATCGCGGCGCGCGCCTTGGATGGGGTGTCCCGCGCGCAGAGGACGGCATGACGTTCTACAATGCCAAGCTGCCGGGCTCGATCTCGCAGGGCAGCGAATTCGCACCGGTCAGCCTGGTCGATATCGCCAGAGGTCCCACCGGCCACGACCAGCGCCGTTCGAGGCGTTCCCGCAGGCTGCGGCGCTGCAACATCGGCAAGAACATCCGCACCGTCGACGACGTCTACGACATCCTGTCGTTCTTCGAGGTGATGGACGGTCCGGCGCACTCGTTCGCCATCCAGAACCTGATCGACTACAAGACCTGCAAGCCGTCCGGCACCGTCACGGCGCTCGATGCAGCGATCGGCATAGGCGACGGCGTCAATCTCGCCTTCCAGTTGAAGAAGCAATACAAGGTCACCAAGGTTGACGCCTCGGTCATCGCTGTCGATCGCACCATCTATCTGCCGGTATTGGGGACCGTTCTGGTTGCCGTCGATGGCGTGCTGAAGACCGAAGCGGTCGACTACATCATCGACTATGCGACCGGCGCCCTGACCTTCATTGCTGGGCACGAGCCCGCCGATACGAAGGCTGTGACCGCCGGCTTCGCCTTCAACGAGAAGGTCCGCTTCGACACCAACGATCTCGGTCACGTCATGGAGTTCTTCCGCGTCGGATCGGTGCCGTCGATCCCGCTGGTCGAGGTGCCGTTCGATGCCTAGGACAGTACCGGCGAGCGTCCTGGCAGCGATCAATTCCGATTCCTTCGCGCTGCCCGCGATCGTGCTGATCATCCTCGCCAACGGCACCAGGATAGCGCTCACCGAATGGGACGAACCGCTCGACGTCGATCTCGATGGTGAAGGCGTCGAGACGTTCTCACCGTTCCAGTTCCAGCAGTTGTCCGCGTTTTCCGCGCAGATCAACGCACCGATCGACGACCGCGATTTCACGATCATCCTCGGCGCCACGACAATGACGGCGAGCGACGTCCGCCGCGGCCGCTTCGACAACGCCATGGCCATCATCGGCTATGTGGTGCCGACCGATCTGGCGCACCCCTGGCTCTACTGCACCTATGATTTCGGTCAATCCGACATCAAGGGAATGGTCTCGCGGCTGGAGATGATGGGGCCGGAGAAGCGCCTCGAGCAGCCTGTCGGCGTCACGCTGTCGGCGAACTGCTATAAATCCTACGGCGATCTCGATTGCGGTATCCCGACCCGAGCCGATGCCTGGGCTGACACGACGGACTATGCGCTCCATGGTCTCGTCAAGCGGCTGACCGGCGCCGGGATCTACTGGTTCAAGGCGACGGTCGCGGGCACCAGCGATGTCGCCGAACCGACATGGCCGACCACACTCGGCGGCACCGTGGTCGATGGCACCGTGACCTGGACCGCGGTCCGCGCCCGCCGCCTAATCGGCACGGTGACGGCGTTGGTCGATCGCCGCACCATCGTTGCGACCGGGATAACGGTCGTCGGCGACTATTTCGGCGAGGGCTTCATCACCTTCCTGACCGGCGACAACGCCGGCGACAAGCGCCGTGTCCGCTCCGACAACGGCACCGGAACGCTGGTGCTGCACCTCGGCGCCTACGATGACATCCAGATCGGCGACACCTTCGAGGCGCTTGTCGGCTGCCGGCATCGGCGCCTCGAGGACTGCGTCGGCAAACACGACAACGCGCACAACTCGCGCACCTTGACGCTTCGCTACGGCGGCTTCGACTTCCTCGCCGGCGAAAACATCACCGCAACCGCACCGAAGGGCTGACATGAGCGCTGAAGCCTTCGTCGCCGCGGCACGCGGCTTTCTCGGCGTCCCCTGGGTGCACCAGGGCCGCACCGACAAGGGCATGGATTGCGTTGGCCTCATCGTGCTGTCGATGCGCGCCATCGGCATCGACGCCCCGCTGGCGGCCGACTACGGCCGGATGCAGGACTATCGGCAGGCCAGGCGATATCTCGAGGTGTTCTGCGATCGTGTCGGTGCACCCGAGATCGGCGATGTCGTGCTGTTCAAGACGACGCAAACCCTGCACATGGCGATCGTCTCCGAGGTCGACGGTTTGGCGCCGAAGCGTGTCATCCAGGCGCTCGGCCCCAAATCCAATGTCGTCGATACTGGTCTGCAGTTCCCGCCGCTGATGCTGTGGAGGCCCAAATGGCCTTCATAGCCGCTGCCGCCGGTGCCGCTGTTGGTGGTGGTTTGCTGGGTGGCATCGTTGAAACCGCCGTTGGCTTCGGCCTCAAGCTCGCCGTCGCCTTCCTCTTCCCACAGAAGATCAAAGGCCCGCGCGCCGAAAGCCTGAAGGCGCAGACCTCGCAATATGGCGACCAGCTCACCCGCTGGCATGGTGCGATCCGAACGGCCGGAGCTGTCATATGGCTCAAGGGCAACCATATCGACGAGCACGTCAAGACGGAACGCCAGGGTAAAGCCCTCGGTCCGGAGGTGACGACCTACAGTTACACCGCAACCTTTGCCGTTGCCTTTGCCTGGAACGGGCCGGCATCTGGTGTCACGCGCATCTGGGCCGACGACAAGCTGATCTTCGACATCTCGGCGGAATCGCTCCAGCACGCCATCGCCAATGGCGGCAAGGGCATCGGCGTCGCCAAGGGCGCCTCGATCAAGGTCTACCTCGGCACCGATGACCAGGAGCCGGATCCTGATATCGAGGCCGACCGCGGTGCCGGCAACGTTCCCGCATGGCCCGGCATCGTCTATGTGGTGGTGAAAAACCTGCCGCTCGACGAGTTCGGCCTTCGTATCCCCAACATGGAAGGTGAACTGCTCAAGCAAAGCGCGAGCGCGTATCTCAGCATCGATGTTGGTTCCACCGTCTCAAGCCACCTCACCGATATCAACGGTGACGCCTTTGCGATGGCAGCCAATGATGGATTGGGCGGGATACTGACCATCTATTCGCTGCCTTCGGGCACGGTGCGCAAGGCCATCGATCTCGGTTTCCCGCCGACCGGCGTCATCATTTCATCGCGCAACGATGTGCTTGTCGGCAATATAAATGCCGATGAAGTCCATGTGTACGACCTCGCCACCGGCGCTCAGAAGCAGGTCGTGACCGGTGTGCTGCAATCCCTGCCAAAGGACAACATCAATTGCTCCTGCGAGACCTCGATCGGCGGCGTCTCCTACATTTTGATGGCGCGTGAGGACAAGCTTTCGCTGCTCAGCAACATCGGTACCGGCTGGAACCTGGGCTGGTCTCTCGATCTTGCCGGCAAACCGCAAATCCTGAGCTGCGGGCCTGATCGTATCTATTGGAGCACCGGCAATTCGACGGTCCTGCATCATTCCTCATGGGATACCAATTCTCTCTCCATCGTCGACGCCAGTTTCACGCTGCCCGTGCTCGGCACAGTTCAGGGTATCCGCGCCATCTTCTACGACGATGAATCCGACAGCGTCGTCGTGTTCGGCGCGAAGGGAAATATTTACGTCTATTCGGCCGATATGGGGACGCTGCTTCGATCGATCTCGAATGGCGGCTGGAACGCGTCAGGTATACCGGATCAACTGCTGTCGCGTCGCGCTCTTGGCGCCTCAAACACGCTGGTATTTTCGGCGCCGGAAGATCACCGGATCGTCGAGTACCGCATTTCCGATCTCACCAAGTTGGCTGATTATGCGACGACGTCAACGGCTGGCACATGGGGCTTCGATGCCCCTGGCTACCTCTCCGGGGTATCGGCCGGATTCGGGGTGATCTGGCAGCCGCTTGAAGGCTACCTGATGTTCGTCCCTCGCCTCGCTCGCACACCCGTCCTGTTGTCGGAAGTGCTCGAGGCGGAATGCGACTATGCGGGTCTGATCGGTGATGCCTCCGCGGTGACATCGGGCATCTATGGCTATGGCGATCGCGCCGGAACACCACCGCGCGGTGTCATCGAGGATCTCACCCGCGTCAACTTCGTCGATTGGGCGCAGATCGATGGCATCCAGACCTTTTTTCCGCGCCAGACCGCATCGTTTCGCACGCTGTCGATCGATGATGTCGGCGTCGCGCTCAATGCGGAACCGGATCCTGTCTCGATCAGCGAAGAATATCCCTCGGCGCTCGACATGCCGGAACAGGTTATCATCACCTATCCGAGTTATGACGCCGCCTACCGCATCGGTGCGCAGGCGGGAACGACGAAGGAAGACGAGAAGTTCAACGACGAACCCTCGCAGGCCGACGAAACCGGTGCGCCGATCAAGGTGAGACGCAAGCGAGGCCTTGCGTTTTCGACATCTCAGGTCCTCAAGGATGACGACGCCGCCCAGGTGGCGGATGTGATGTTCAACTCGTTGCTCGACGCCGCCACGGTCTACAAGACCAATGTCGGCCCGAAGCACATGGATCTGCATCCCGGTCAGGTCGTCACCTTGCCATTGGATGAGGGAAGGACCGCTAAGGCGGTGCTGACCAAGATGAGCGGCGACACCGTCGTCGAGATGGAGTTCCGCAAGCGCGGCGACAGCTTCACATCGGAGGCCGTCGGCGGCCAGACACCTTACGTCATCGATTCGCTGCTCGGGATCGCTGATGCCACCCCGGTGCTGATCGACGGCCACCTGCTGCGCGGCGCCGACAACAATGACGGCTTTTACACCGGCGTCGCGGTGACCTCGGCCGGCACGTTCCGCTCAGCCTCGATCTATCGGTCAGAGGATGGCGGTTCCACGTACTTGCCGTGGGCGGGCTTCGTCAACGGCATGATCCGTGGCATCGCGCTCGACGCGCTGCCGGATCGCGCGCATCCCGCCGCATGGGATCGCGCAACGGCCTTCAACATCGCGGTTCCGATTGGCAGCCCGCCCGCCAGCGTCAGCGAGGACGCGCTGCTCGCCAGCGAGACCACCAACGGCTTCGCCGTCTGGAACGCCAGCGTTGGCGATTGGGAGTATATCCGCGCCGCTTCCGTCGTCGACAACATGGACGGCACCTGGACGCTGTCGACGCTGCTGCGCGGCTTGAAGGGTACCGAATTCGCCATGGCTGGGCACGCCGCCGGCGCCACGGTCTATCACCTCGATGACCAGGCGATGACGCGAAGCCTGGAGGGAGACCGCACGCTGGCGCGCATCTATGTCGCGGTGCCGACCTCGACGGTGTTCGATTCCACAGGAGCCGTCACCTTCACCAACAACGGCAAGGGTCTGCGGCCATGGTCGCCGCAGCTCGTGAGCGCGACCAGAGACGCTGGCACCGGTGACTGGACCTTCGTCTTCAACCGTCGCGATCGGCTCGGCCAGGCATGGCCGGAGAGCGGGCCGGAGACACCGCCGATGAGCGAGGCATCGGAGGCCTATGCCATCAACATCTACGACGGCATGGGCGTCCTGCTGAACAGCTACGACGCCGCCACCGAAACCTATACCTATACCGCCGCCGATCAGACGACCGATTTCGGCTCACCCCAGACAACCCTTGAATTCGGTCTCGCCCAGGTCTCCGCGGTCTATGGCGACGGCATCGAACTGAGAGAAGCGGCATGACGACTTCCAATCGGCTCGGCATCACCGAACTTGCCGAGACGCAGAACAATCGACACACCACGGTCAATGAGGCGGTCGCCAAGCTCGAGGCCGGCGCCGCCCTGTACGGCTGTGTGTCCGTCGGCGACACCAGTCCGCCGGGATCTCCCGCAGAGGGCGATCAGTATGTGCTCGGCGGATCACCGACGGGAGCATGGTCGGGCCATGGTGAGGCGATCGCCAATTTCTTCAATGGCGCGTGGCAGTTCATCCCGGCGCTTCCAGGCGCACAGGCCTATGCCGCCGACGAGGATGCATTCTACTACTATGACGTCGGCGGCACATGGGTGCTCGTCGGCTCAAGCGGCGGCTTGGGCAACGTCACCGGTCCAGGGAGTTCGGTCAGCGGCAACATCGCGACGTTCAACGGTACCGACGGCCAGACCATTCAGGATGGCGGCGTCGCGATCTCGACCGACGGCACGATGGCCTCCGCGTCGGACGCCAAGGTTACCACCGAAAAAGGCATAAAGACCTATGTCGACGGCAAGGTCACCGGTCTGTCCTGGAAACAGGCGGTGCGCGCCGCCACCACGGTCGCCGGCACGCTGGCGAGCTCGTTCGAGAATGGTGACGCGATCGATGGCGTCACCCTCGCCACCGGCGATCGCATCCTCATCAAGAACCAGTCCAGCGCCTCTGAAAACGGCATCTACACGGTCAATGCCAGCGGTGCACCGACGCGCGCGACCGACGCGGATGCCGGAGCCGAGTTGGTCAATGCATCAGTCTATGTCAGCGAAGGCACGACGCTGGCCGACACGCAATGGACGTGCACGACCAACGCCCCGATCACGGTCGGATCGACCTCGCTGGCCTTCGCCCAGGCAGGCATTGGCGGCTTCACCGCCGCCTCGACAACTGAAGTCCTGACTGGCACCGACACTTCAAAGGGTGTCACCGCCGATGCCCTCGCCGCCCTATGGGAGAAGGGCGCCGACGTCGCAAGCGCGACAACCACCGCGTTGGGCGAAGGCGGCTTCTTCCACATCACCGGTACGACCACGATCACCGATATCGATTGGGCGACGGCGAAGGATGGGCGAGTAGCATGGGTGATCTTTGATGGCATCCTGACGCTTACCCACAACGCGACGACGCTGAAGCTGCCAGGTGGGGCAAACATCACCACGGCCGCAGGGGATCGCGCCTGCTTCGCTCAGGATGCCAGCGACAATGTCATCTGCCTTTACTACACCCGCGCCGATGGCACAGCTGTCGTCTCCGGTGCGGCGACGGGCAAGCAGACCATTTGGGTGCCAGCCTCGGCGATGCTCGCCGCCACGACAAACGGGCCGTCTACGGGGCAGGTCGAGACGTCTTCGAATAAGGTCAACTTCTCCGTCCTCGACTTCGATGCCACGACGGCCGAGCAGGCGTGGTTCGATATCGCCATGCCGAAGGGCTGGGATGAAGGTACCGTCACCTTCCAGGCATGGTGGACGACGTCGGCAACAGACACCGACGGCGTGGCGATCTCGCTGGCGGGCGTGGCTATGTCCGACAATGAAGCGCTCGACACGGCGGTTGGAACACCCGTTGTCGTGACTGACGATGCGCAGTCTGGCGCGCTTGAGTTGCTGGTGACGGCCGAGAGCTCGGCGGTGACAATCGCCGGTTCGCCTGTGGAGGGGGATCTATGCCTTTTCCGGGTACAGCGTGTTGTTTCGGATGGCAATGACGACATGAGCGAGGACATGCGTCTGATCGGTATCAAGCTCTTCTACACGACGAATGCCGCCAACGATGCTTAAGGTCAACAACCTAATCGGATTTGGCGGCCGGCGCCCATCTGGAGGCGGCGGCGGGCCTGTGATTTATGAATTCCTCTCGACACAGGTCGACACCGCAGCGGCATCCACGACGTTTATCCTGTCGTTCGGCACAGTCGGCTATGCTAGGCGTGTTTTTCTCGGTTTCGCCGTTGGCGGTGCATCGACCAACATTACGTCCGTGGTCAACAACAGCGTTGGGGCCACGCGTATCACTGACGGCCCTGGTTCCACTGCAGGTCGCCAGGGTCTCTACTACTCCGACGTCCCGGCCGGCGTGGCTGCAACCTTTGTCATCACCACGAGCGCTGCCTGCACGACATGCGTAGGCTCGGCCTATGAGACGACCACGGCCAACATGGTCCTGTTGGATGTCCTTGCCAACTTCGACAGCGGCACGACGTCAATGGCCTTGAGTGACCTTGCCGTGGCCGCTGGCGGCTTCGTTCTCGCTCATGCGCGTGCTGGCGCAACGGATACGCTGGGTCTCACCTATTCCGGCATCGACACGCCGACACAGGATGACCTCACGACATCGGGTTTCCTGAAGGTTCTATCAAAGTCATTCCTGACAACGGAAAACGCGGACACCAACGACGTCGCGGCCACGCTGGCTTTGAGCAACGCGGTCTGGGGCCTGGCGGCTTCGTTCTTCGTGCATGTCGGCGGAATGTTAAACCCTGCTGACAAGGCAGGCCCGATATCGCTGTCGAACATCAACTTAACCGCAACGGCTCTGAGCGCAGGCAGCAGCACTGTCAAAACGACCAACTCATATAGCGGCAGCGAGAAGCTCTACTTTGAGTGGACCGTGAATAGCTCTGGCTCCTTCTTTGGTGCCGGGTTTGGAAATTCCTCGGCCGTGTTGGCGTCACTTCTCGGCATCGATGCCAACGGGATTGCGATCTATAACGACGGGAACGTCTATAAAAACGGGTCCTCAGCCGGGTCGATTGGGGCACTGACGATAGGGAACATCGTTCCGATCGCGATCGACCGGGGAGCCAATTTGTTCTGGTGCCGCAAAGGCGCCGGCAACTGGAACAACAATGGATCAGCTGATCCGGCTACCGGAGTTGGCGGCATTGCCCTGCCGACAGGAATGACGTCAGGAAGTTTCTTCGCGGGCCTGTCGTTGTCGGGAGCGGGCGATCAAGGCACGGTTAACTTGGGTGCCAGCGCCTTCAATCAGACGCCGCCATCTGGCTTTAGCGCATGGGGCTGATCTGTCTCAATTTCAGCTTTTCGCGGCAAAAACGGATAGCCGATCTGGCCAAAATAATTCGCCGGGATCGGGTCGTCGACACCGTATTTGACCGGTGTCTCGGCCCCTGGCGGAACCTGAAACGTGCCGAAGATCGCGTCGATGATCGCCAACTGGCCGGCGAAGTTCTTGTCATAGGCAATCCGCTCGTTAGCGTGATGCCAATGATGGAATTGCGGGCTAGCGATTACATATTTGAGCGGCCCAAAACTCATCTTGATGTTGGCGTGGATCAGCAGCCCATGTCCGAGATAGATTATGGAATAGATCGCGAAGGCCTCGGTCGAAAATCCCAGCAGGAACACCGGTAGCAGAGACACGGTCTTGGTGATGATCTGGTCGACGGGATGGCTATGGAACGCGGCCAGCCAGTCCATCTCCTCGACGCCGTGGTGGATCGAATGAAAGCGCCACAGCGCCGGGACGGCATGAAAAGCCCGGTGCGCGGCATAGACGCCAAGGTCGGTCAGCACGATGATCTCGATGACCTGCAGCCAGGTGACTTGCCCGCTGACAGCCTGCGCTACGCTTGCCGGCACAAGCAGCATCGCCGCGCTGATAGCCGGCACGAACAACACGCCGCCCACCAGGTTGACCAGGGGGCCGTTAGAAATTGCATAGATCGCGTCGTTGACGATCCCCTTCCGGAAGACCTTCTGCGTCGGGCGCAGGGCAAGAACGCGCTCAAGCGGCACGAAGATCAGAACGCAGAGCAAAAGTATTTTGAGGCTAACAAGGTCCACCGCAGTCTCCCCCGGATAGCAGTCGACCATTGAACCACTCGGCGGGGAGCCCTGCAAGGCGATGGTTCACGAACGGTTAATTCAGACGATCCTGTGCCAGAAACCGGACTTGAGCCACTGTTCTTCCTGCTGCCGCCTCAATTCGTAGACAGGCACCATCGCCGGCTGCTCCACCACGACTGGTTGCGGGGAAGCATAGGCCGAGGCGGCCGTCTCGATCCCGACATAGGCCAGAAGAGCCGCAACCACCGCGAACGCGATTTGCGTACCTGAGATCTGTTCCAAAGCCATTGTTCTCCTGTTGCCCGTGAAGTTTATGAGCTTGCAAGGTCAACAACCGGTGAACGGGGCGCGCCGCCATTGCGCCCCAAGCCGAGCCACCTCTCACCATCGATATATCCCGTTATTTCAACCTGCCCGCGAGGGCGGAAAGGAACTCCCATGGCCTCTTCCCGTGAAAAGGAAGCGCTGTCCCGCGTGCTCGCGCATGAGGGTGGCTACGTCAACCACCCGAGGGATCCCGGCGGCCCGACCAACAAGGGTGTCACCCAGCGCGTTTATGATGCCTACCGGCGCGGCAAGGGTCTTGGCGCGCAGTCCGTCCAGCAGATCTCCATGAGGGAGGTCGCCGAAATCTACGATCGCCAGTACTGGGATGCCGTCAAGGGCGACGATCTCCCAGACGGCATCGACTACGTGCTGTTCGATGGTGCGGTGAATTCCGGTCCGAAGCAGTCGATCATCTGGCTGCAACGCGCGCTCGGCCCCGTCTACAAGGGCCGCGTCGACGGCACCATGGGTCTCACCACCGTTGCCGCTGTCAATTCGGTGAACGACCTCGATGCGCTGGTCGGCCGCATCTGCGATCAGCGTCTCAACTTCATGCGGCATCTCAGCACCTGGCCGGTCTTCGGGCGCGGCTGGTCGGCGCGTGTCGCCGAGGTGCGCTCGATCGGCCAGGCATGGGCCACGAACGGCAGCCCGCAGGTCGCCAATTTCTACGACGGCGCGCAGGCGAAGGCCTTTGCCGAGGATGCCGACGCGGCGCCGATGACGGCTCCAGCCGATGCGGCAACGGGTGCCGGCATGGGCGGTCTTGGTGTCTCGGGCACGCTGGCCGGGCTTCAGGATCAGCTCGTGCCGTTCTCCTATGCCAGCGAGTGGATCACCAAGATTGTGGTCGTGCTGGCCATCGTCAGCGCGCTGCTGGCTGCTGGCGGCTTCGCCTACGGCTGGTACGCCCGCCGCAAGGCCAAGCATCTCGCCCAGGCGATGGGAACGGAGGCTCCATAACATGGCAAAATTGATGGCAGCTCTCACAACGCTGGCCCCGATCTATCCTGGGTTCGTCAACGTGAGCCGGAACGATGATCGTTCGGTCACCGTCTATGTCCGCGGCGATCCGGAGGTGCGCGCGGAGAGCGCCTACATCTGCGGCCACGCCGTCGACAAGGGCAAGCCCGGCCGCTGCACGCCGGGTGATGATTTCTGCAACAACTACTGCAATCTGGCGCCGGAAAAAGGTCCGATGGTCGATCATCCGGCGTCGTGCTCACAGACTTATGAAGGCAAGACCGCCGCGGTCCGGCTGTCGGCCGACCAATGGGCGGCGTTGTTGGTGTCTCTCGGGGCAGCCGCGTGATGGGCGGCGGCGGCAACAATACCGACTTCTGGGGTCGTGTAGCCATCGCCATATTCCTCCGCGAGGCGGCACCCTACGCCATCATCGCCGGCGCCGGCTGGCTCATCTGGGTGCTCAAATGATCGCGGCGCTCTACGCAATCCCCTATGTTGGCCCATTCCTCGCCTTCGCGACATCGCGCTTCGGCCTCCCGCTCGTCGTCGCCGGCGGCGTCATCTTCTTCTACGAAGGCCTCCCGATCGGCCCGCTGCGCGATATCCCGTGGGCCGGGCCGAAGCTCGCCTCGCTGGTCGACGGCCGTGTCGATCGGGAATACGCCGCCGGCGGCAAGGCCGAGGCGGCGCTGTGGCAGGAAAAGATCAAGCTCGCGGCGGTTGCCCAAGCGGCCGACACCAAGACCCGCCAGCAGGACATCGATGCCGCAGCTCAAGCCTACATCGACAAACTGCATAGCGATGCCGACCGTATCGCAGAACTGCAGCACGCCCAGAAGGATGAAGACAATGTTCCGCCTGATCCCACGAAGCCTGCTGTTTGCCGCCCTGCTGGCATCTCTGCAGGGGTGTCAACACGGCTCGACGCCATCGGTCGATAGTTTGCTGCCGAAGCCGACCATCCATGTTGATCCGAGTGCGATGCAGGAGTGCGCCAAGGTCGTCGACATCCCGCATCGCTTCGTGCCGAGCAAAGAGCAGACGGACTTGCATGCTGAAGACCGCGTCATCTCAGGCGATTGCCGGCGCCTCAACCATGCGAAAATCCTGATCATCAAGGCGCTGACGAAATGATCTTCGCCCATATCTCCCGATCGCTGCGCGACACGTTCCCGGCCAGAGCCTCGGAGTGGGCGCTGGCAACCATGCTGTTCGGCTGGTCGGTGATCCTGCATGCCAGCCCTGACCTGTTCCAAAGTGGCCCTCCCACTTATACAGCGCTGGCCAACATCATGCCGCAGTCGACATGGGCGGCGCTGTGCCTTGTCGTTGGCGGCGGCCGGCTTATTGTCTTGGCCATCAATGGGGCGTGGCGACGCTCTCCGCATGCTCGCGGGCTATCTGCCTTCATCAGCGCCCTGTTCTGGTTCGAGATCACCATCGGCATCCTCCAGGGCGGTTCTCTTGGGGTAGGCCTTGCCGTCTATCCCGTCCTTTTCCTCCTCGATTGCTACAATGTCATCCGCGCCTTTGGCGAAGCGGGCAGATCAGACGCTAACCATAAGCGGGTGGCTGGAAATGGAATTGACGCCTGAGCTGCTTGGCACCGCCGCTGTCGGGGCTGTCGTCGTTGTCGGGGCTATTGGCAATTATCTGAGAACGCTGCGGGAGAGACCGCGTGGACTCGATGCCGTCGTCGCAGGCGTCGGCTTCGGCTTTGGCGACAAGGAACAGACCGAGCGGGTGATCGCTGTGCTTGACCGCTGTGCCAGAGCGCTCGAGGCGCTGGCCGACAAGCGCACCGATGAGATGGAGGAGATGCACAAGACGCTGCTCGATCGACTTGACCGCCGCGAAGAACAGGAGGAATCGGGTCCAAGGCGCCATCCTCAACGACGACCGCCGCAACGGCGATAACCACCACAGCCCCGCTTGGCTCCGGCCGGCGGGGCTTTTTGCGTTTTGGGAACCAATTCAGCGGATGCTAATTGAATCCGCCGGGATCTGGACATCTCATGCGTTTGAAATTCATTCCGCCGATGAAGCCGAAACTTGTAGACAAGCCACCCGCCGGTGACGGCTGGCTCCATGAGATCAAGCTCGACGGCTACCGCACCCAGATCGTGGTCAGCGCGCCTGACGACATCCAGGTCTTCAGCAGCAGTGGTGCTGACTGGACGCGGAAATACACCGGCATCGTCGATGCCGCCCGCGATCTCGGGGTGGAAAACGCCATCATCGATGGTGAAGTCGTCGCCACCAATGCCGCCGGTCTACCGGACTTCCACGCACTCCAGCGCGTCATCCACGCCGACCCCTATGCGATGATCTTTTGCGCCTTCGATCTCTTACACCTCAACGGCCACGACCTCCGCGATATCGGCTGCAAGGCGCGCCGGGAGATGCTCTTCGGCCTGATCCGGCCGGGCAGCAGGATCCAGTTCAGCGAGGCGCTTCCGGGTGATGCCGCCTCGATCTTCTATCTCGTCGGGCAGGCCGGGCTTGAGGGCGTCGTCTCGAAGCGTGCGGACAGCAAATATCGCAGCGGTCCGTCATCGAGCTGGGTGAAGGCGAAATGCTGGAAGCGGCGGCCCACGAAATAG